ATGCTGGAACAAATGGGCATTGCCGCGAAGCAAGCCTCGTATAAATTAGCGCAACTCTCCAGCCGCGAAAAAAATCGCGTGCTGGAAAAAATCGCCGATGAACTGGAAGCACAAAGCGAAATCATCCTCAACGCTAACGCCCAGGATGTTGCTGACGCGCGTGCCAATGGCCTTGGCGAAGCGATGCTTGACCGTCTGGCACTGACGCCCGCACGGCTGAAAGGCATTGCCGATGATGTGCGCCAGGTGTGTAACCTCGCCGATCCGGTGGGGCAGGTAATCGATGGCAGCGTACTGGACAGCGGCCTGCGTCTTGAGCGTCGTCGCGTACCGCTGGGGGTTATTGGCGTGATTTATGAAGCGCGCCCGAACGTGACGGTTGATGTCGCTTCGCTGTGCCTGAAAACCGGTAATGCGGTGATCCTGCGCGGTGGCAAAGAAACGTGTCGCACTAACGCTGCAACGGTGGCGGTGATTCAGGACGCCCTGAAATCCTGCGGCTTACCGGCGGGTGCCGTGCAGGCGATTGATAATCCTGACCGTGCGCTGGTCAGTGAAATGCTGCGTATGGATAAATACATCGACATGCTGATCCCGCGTGGTGGCGCTGGTTTGCATAAACTGTGCCGTGAACAGTCGACAATCCCGGTGATCACAGGTGGTATAGGCGTATGCCATATTTACGTTGATGAAAGTGTAGAGATCGCTGAAGCATTAAAAGTGATCGTCAACGCGAAAACTCAGCGTCCGAGCACATGTAATACGGTTGAAACGTTGCTGGTGAATAAAAACATCGCCGATAGCTTCCTGCCCGCATTAAGCAAACAAATGGCGGAAAGCGGCGTGACATTACACGCAGATGCAGCTGCACTGGCGCAGTTGCAGGCAGGCCCTGCGAAGGTGGTTGCTGTTAAAGCCGAAGAGTATGACGATGAGTTTCTGTCATTAGATTTGAACGTCAAAATCGTCAGCGATCTTGACGATGCCATCGCCCATATTCGTGAACACGGCACACAACACTCCGATGCGATCCTGACCCGCGATATGCGCAACGCCCAGCGTTTTGTTAACGAAGTGGATTCGTCCGCTGTTTACGTTAACGCCTCTACGCGTTTTACCGACGGCGGCCAGTTTGGTCTGGGTGCGGAAGTGGCGGTAAGCACACAAAAACTCCACGCGCGTGGCCCAATGGGGCTGGAAGCACTGACCACTTACAAGTGGATCGGCATTGGTGATTACACCATTCGTGCGTAAATAAAACCGGGTGATGCAAAAGTAGCCATTTGATTCACAAGGCCATTGACGCATCGCCCGGTTAGTTTTAACCTTGTCCACCGTGATTCACGTTCGTGAACATGTCCTTTCAGGGCCGATATAGCTCAGTTGGTAGAGCAGCGCATTCGTAATGCGAAGGTCGTAGGTTCGACTCCTATTATCGGCACCATTTAAATCAATAAGTTACCTCGCATTTAAGTAAACCACGTTCTCCTCTTGTGCCGTATTTGTGCCATTGCGACTTATAATCGCATCGATTTTGCTTGCGTGCTCGGTGAGATGCCCGGCTGAAAGGTGGGCGTATCTTTGAACCATTTCGAGAGTTTCCCATCCTCCCATCTCTTTAAGTGCAAGAAGAGAGACACCAGACTGAACCAGCCAGCTTGCCCAGGTATGCCTCAGGTCATGGAAGCGGAAGTTGCTAATGCCTGCCCGCTTTAACGCTCCCTTCCATGCCTTGTTGCTGTCGGTTCTCATCTTCCTTACCGCTGCTGTTTTTGTTCCGTCGCTTCGGTAGGCAGGTTTGGTGTGGACAAACACCCATCTCTTATGGAGACCCTGCTGTTTTCTTAATATCTGGCATGCGGTTTCGTTAAGAGGAACTCCGATCGCATTGCCAGCTTTTGTTTCATCAGGGTGCATCCATGCCATTTTCTTATCCAGATCGACCTGTGACCACTCAAGGTCTGTAACGTTGGAACGGCGAAGGCCTGTCGTGATTGCAAACATGACCACAGGGAAGAAATGAGGAGCAATTTCTGCAAACAGGCGCTTCGATTCCTCCTCTGTAAGCCATCTGATTCGTCCATTCTTAACGCGTGGTGTTGATATTTTGGGCGCCCTGTCAAGCCATCCCCATTCAACAGCCATATTGAGAATAGCGCGAAGTATTGCCAGATGCCGCGTCTTCGTTCCTTTGCTTGCCAGCTTTGGTTTATACTCCGGCACTGGCTTGCCAAGCCGCAAACACCTGTCCCGGCTCATTTCCCAGTTCAGGCGATGGCGGCGGTTTTCCATCCCGTCTACCGCCTCCATTATTTTTTCTGTTGTTATGTCTGAGAGAATGGTTTCTCTGAAGTGCAACATCCAGAACGATATAATGCTCTTGTCATCATCAATGGACTTCTTATCCGATTTCTCACGCAGCCACCGTATGCAGGCTTCCTTGAATAGCTTTTTCGGTGATTCCCCGAGATTTTTTACTCTCCACGCTTCTGCTTTCAGACGATCGTGAAGTTCTTGCGCTTGCCTTTTGTCCGATGTTTCAAGAGAGCGTCTAACTCTTGATCCATCTGGCGCGACGAAATCGCAGTGCCACGTGCCACCGCGTAGTTTGATTGACATGCTTTAACCTCCTGCACATCAACCGCATTCACCGCGCTATTGTGTCTCACAGACTTAAGCGCCGCAATGCAGTCTGACTTGCAAATGCGATATGGACTTTTAGGTTTATCTGGATTTATCTTTGCGGCCTGAAGTCGTCCACTTCGTATCCACTGTGTGATAGTGCCTTTGTCTACCTTCAGATACGACGCAGCTTCTTCACGAGTGAAGATTTCTTCTTCCACCTGGAATCTCCATTTGTTGGATTGACATTATTGCGGTAGGTCTGGATATCTTGAGAAATGAACAGGCCTCATCGAGTGTGAGGCGTTAGTCCTTGCGTAGCTCGCTGATTCTTCTGTAAGTCTGTGGTGCTTTGTTTCCGTGTATCTTCATTTCAGACTTCAACAGAGCAACGAGGGAATCCCATTCGTTGAGGATGCCTTTGAATGTCGGAACGCGCTTTGCAACCTTGTCGAATGAATCTCTGATTTCTGGAATCTGCTCAACAAGTGCAACGCATCGCCGGAAGTCTGCTGCGTCATGGGGAGCGCCGAAGTGATGACCATAGATATTCTTTTTCAGTCCACATGCGATTGAGGCAAGAGTTGCGCTACTGATGCCAACATCGCCAGTCGATTGCCATTTCAAAACCTTCATAGCCAAATCTGACATTTCTTGTCTCCATAAAACAAAACCCGCCGTAGCGAGTTCAGATAAAAGAAATCCCCGCGAGTGCGAGGATTGTTAGTTGCTATCTGCTGCTTCCTTGGTCATTACCATATCCACCCAATTTCACCAGACATGATTCTCGCAATCACTATTATCACCAAAGTGATAATCACAACTTTAACTGGCGGCATCATTCACCATCCTGCTCCGGCGGTTCTGGCAGCGGCATCCAGTGAGTTACGTCATCCAAGATATTTCCTGATAAATACGTGAAAGCTCTATATTTTTTGTAATCAATTGGATTTACAACCCAGTTCCAATATGCGGCCACGATTTCACCTTGACTAAATGCCAGTAACATTTTGGTGTCTTCCGGCATTCGATCACTACAGCTTATCCAACTACCCGGAGTTACCGGAGAGTTGCCGCGTTCTTTAATGTGCAAGCGAGGCTCACCATCTTTTGGTTCAGGCCACTGGCGTTCCATGTTGATCTTCAATTTATTTTCCATAGCAGCGGTAATTTCAGCATCACTGATACCAGCACGGCGCTGTGCATCCCACAACAGAAACTGCATATCAGCCCACTCGCTAAGATCGTCTGGTTCGGCTGCGGCTTCCAGTGCCTCTTTTGAGAGATGTTTCAGCGGACCAATGGGGCCAACGCAGCCAAATGTGGAGTCAGACCATTTGGCATGCTCGTGGCGAATCTGTTCGCGTTCCAGTGATGCCAGTGCAATTCGTGCCAGTTCCATTTGTTCGCCACGAGTAAGTCCGTTATCAAGCGGATTTTTAATGAATAATTTGATACGTTCTTTGGTTATAGCGCTCATATCACTCTCCTTTGATGCGAATGCCAGCGGTGCGGGAATCATTCCATCGCTTTACTTCTTCACGAATTACGTCAATGCATTCTTTCGAATCCATTAGGTAATCTTCATCAAAAAGACGTTCCTGTTCGTTTTCTATCGCAACAATGATTGCTTCAACTAACTTTTGTGCCTGAGAATCACTTTCTAACTCTGCTATGCGCTTCTCTGCGGCTTCCAACTTCTCGCGCATATCGTCAACGTACTCGACCAGAGATCCGCCAGCAGGAATTTCGCACTCCTCGACCAGTTGGAAGTAGATATCAGCTGCGGCCCGTGTGTTGCTATGCCTAGCGTCGCCCATCTCACCTTCACGAAGAGCATCGCGTTCGGCGGTAAGATTGGCTATTTTGCTGTCTTTGCCTTCCAGCTCAACTCTCAGCTTCCCAACCGTAAGAGCAATATCCTCGTTCTCCTGGTCACGGCGTTTGATGTATTGCTGGTTTCTTTCCCGTTCATCCAGTAGTGCCAGCACGGTTTCTGGTCCGGCCAGAAATTTGAAGGCGTTGAGCGCATCAATATCCACACCGTAATCTTTAAGTTCCTGTTCACTTAACAAATCATCATCAGCTGGCAACATTAACAGGCGTTCCATTGCTGGAATTGCACGTTCCGCCGCCTCACGTAGTGCCTGATAGTCAATTGTCATACTCGCCATCCCTCACAGTTGTAATCACTACAGCCTTCAAAATCATATGGGCTGTACTGCCAGGTGATTTTTCCGCAATGCGGACAATTCCAACGCACCTTCCCGCTTCGCGACTTCTTTCTTCTGTTCTGCTCTTTCAACCAGTCAGGCATGACCAAACCTGCGCCCTGAACCATTGTTCTGCGGTTAAAGTTATTGATATTGAACGTCCGGCGCTTTGCTGCATCAGCAATGGAAAATGGCAACCAAACTATTCCTGGTTCGTTTTTGTTGGCGACGCTAAAGATGGTCGCTTTACTGAAGTCATCTGTTGGCAATCCACCGTGTTGAAGCCAGTAAACATCGTTGCCGTTCCAGCTACCTTTTTTGTAGGCCACATACGCAGTGCAATCTGACTCAATCAGGCTTTCTGTGGGGATGTACTGGCAATCAACGTGCCACACAGCCATTGCATCCACGCTATCAGCGCAAACAGGCTGATCGATATCTCGTCCACAATTCCAGGCTTTTTGGGCTTCTTCCAGCGTGTAAACATGAGCGCGATCGATATCAGAACTGTAACCATTGCCGTTATGGCAATGGAATGAGGCGTTATTACCCACAGTTTCACGCAAGCACATCATGTAAAAGCGGTTATTCACTGGTTGCCTCCTTTACGCCACATCGCATTCAGATATTTGTTTTGATTTACTGATGGAAAAGAATTTCTCTTAAGCAATTCCTCTCTCGATGGCATTGGCTTTACGCGTTGGCGAATAATCATTTCTGCCGGAAGAATGCCGGGATTGTATGCAAGTCCTCTCATGGTAAATTCCTCTTTGTTAATTTATTCGTATGCCTGCTCTTTCTTCATCGAGTTTTTTTAGCTTGTATCGCATAGCCCTTACTGAATAAATTGAGCGGCAGGTTGCAATTGCTATTTCTTCTGCGGAGAACTTACCGAAAAGTGATACTTCGGCTCTTGTCCATCGTCTTCCACGAAGTCGGCTAACAATGTCAGCGCCAATCCTTGTTGCTTTCGCCATTACTGCTTTTTCAGTCCTTTCCAGTTTTTCAGCGATAACTTCAACTGGCATTGTCGCCGCTACTTCGCGTAAGAAATCGACTTCCCATTTCTCCCATGGATTCTTTTTCATAGGCGATACCGTTATTTGATAAGAAGTGAAGGTTTCCCAACTTTGAGTTGAGCGCCGGGGATATTTATTCCTGCTTTTAGTTGGTGTTTGATTGCCAGTTTGTCGGCTTTAATTGTTGTTTCAAACTCAACGTATTCTGGAGGAAGGGCGCTTGAGTCGATGATTTCTACAGTTTCTGACGGTTTGCGGATTGTTACCTGGTGAATACCTGCTCGAATCTTTTTCTTTCCAACCATTTCAAGCGATGACGCTATATACGTCATAATGCTATCAATCTTATTTTGAATTACTGCTGCTCTTTCATTCAGTGACTTTGCCTCTTCCTTGAGGCGTTCAGCATAACCATGAATCGCCACGGGTTTAACAGACACCTCAGAGTCATTTAAGATGGCTTAAAGAGAGGTGCCCATGAGCGGTAAGCGTTATCCCGAAGAGTTTAAAACTGAAGCAGTCAAACAGGTTGTTGATCGCGGTTATTCTGTTGCCAGCGTTGCAACACGTCTCGATATCACCACCCACAGCCTTTATGCCTGGATAAAGAAGTACGGTCCGGATTCTTCCACTAATAAAGAACAGTCAGATGCTCAGGCCGAGATCCGCCGTCTCCAGAAAGAGCTGAAACGGGTTACCGACGAACGGGACATATTAAAAAAAGCCGCGGCGTACTTCGCAAAGCTGTCCGACTGAGGTACGCCTTTATCCGTGACAACTCCTGTTGCTGGCCTGTTCGCCTGCTCTGTCGGGTGCTGGATGTTCATCCCAGTGGTTTTTACGCCTGGCTTCAGCAGCCGCATTCACAACGCCATCAGGCAGACCTGAGACTGACAGGACAGATTAAACAGTTCTGGCTGGAATCGGGATGCGTCTATGGTTATCGCAAAATCCATCTGGATTTGCGTGACAGCGGGCAACAGTGCGGAGTAAACAGAGTCTGGAGACTGATGAAACGTGTCGGAATAAAGGCTCAGGTCGGATACCGAAGCCCGCGGGCACGTAAAGGCGAGGCCAGTATCGTGTCACCCAACAGGCTCCAGCGACAGTTCAATCCGGATGCTCCTGATGAGCGTTGGGTAACGGACATAACCTACATCAGGACCCACGAAGGCTGGCTGTATCTTGCCGTTGTTGTTGATCTGTTCTCACGCAAAATTATCGGCTGGTCCATGCAATCCCGGATGACAAAGGACATTGTCCTGAACGCACTGCTGATGGCTGTATGGCGGCGTAATCCCGAAAAACAGGTGCTGGTTCATTCGGATCAGGGCAGTCAGTACACAAGCCATGAGTGGCAGTCGTTCCTGAAATCACACGGCCTGGAGGGTAGCATGAGCCGTCGCGGTAACTGCCATGATAATGCGGTTGCAGAAAGTTTTTTCCAGTTGTTGAAACGTGAACGGATAAAGAAAAAGATCTACGGAACGCGGGAAGAAGCCCGCAGTGATATTTTTGATTACATCGAAATGTTTTATAACAGTAAGCGTCGGCATGGTTCTAGCGAACAGATGTCACCGACAGAATATGAAAACCAGTATTATCAACGGCTCGGAAGTGTCTAGATTATCCGTGGCGATTCACCAGACTCATTTTTAATAATGGCAAGAAGTTGCTCTATTTTATCGGTAAATTCTCCTTCCATGCCTTCTATTGTGTCAGCAATCATCTCTGGCTCTAAATCTGAATCCATCAATTTTGCGTATTCATTGGCAATTTCATACAGTTTGCTCACTGGCAACCTCCAGTTTCGCTTTGCATTCTGCGTAAATGGCTTGTATGTTCTGCTGCAATTTCATTCCAGATGTCAGGCGATATGCTTCTGCAAAATATCTCTTCAAATCATCCATGTTTTCAGCCTGAGTCATTTCATCACAAAGAAGTTGTGCTTTTTCCATTATTTCCTGCTGGCGTTTCCGTTCATCTTCGCGGATATCTTCCTCTGATTTGTGCGGCATAACTGGTTCCTGATGCATACCTTCATCTTCGTTAAGCAGGTGAATGGCATTATCCAGTCGCTGGGCTTTAGGCCAGTATTTGCTGGCGCGTTTAACTATTGTTTTACGTGCCATCTCTTCCCAGAATGTTTTCCACGGTCCATTCTTTGCCTTGCTCGTTGCTTCCACAGCTTTAATTTCTGCCAGACTCATTTCTTCAGTCAGGTAGTCACCATCTGCTGTTTTAACCGTACAATAACCACCAACAATAGAGCCTCGCTCACCAAATGCGTTGTATTTGTGGGTTGGTGCTGAATCAAGGCCATTTGATTCATAGGTGTCGTTTGAGTACACCAGTTTGCATTGCCCCCACTTAATTGATCCTGTCGATTGCGCAAGATGAAGTAACCCCATGTAACTGATATCAAGGCAAACCATGCCGTCGCGCGGAACCAGATAAGCCAGTTTGCTAGCCGGGTTTAAGGTGATACCGATCGCCGCAACATTGATGATGGCGTTCTGTGCGCTGGTTGGATTTGCCAGTGCCGTTTTAGCCAGGTAATCATTTTTCTGGAAATACTGAATTGCAAACTGGCTTTCCTTAGCCCATGTCACCGTCTGTTCAGTCAATGCTCCGCAGAATAACTGCTCCTGCTGTTTAACGAATTCAACGATATTGCTCATGCTGCTTCTCCATAAATGTGTCTGCGTTTGAATATTGCGAAGGCATATTCAGCCTTAACTCTTTCGTTTATTGCATCCCAGAACCATTCAGCGGCTTTTTCCTGATAGTTACAGTCATCATCTTCCAGCCAGTCGATAGCGTCCTTAGTGTGTTCATCTGGTTTATATGAGCGAAGCATTTCGCTTATTGGGTCGCAACGTTTGCAGAGACGATCAACTTCACTGTTGATTCGTTCGTAATCTTCATCAGTAAAACTTGCGATTATTTGCGATATTTCACGCTTATCATTCAGAGTCAGAATCATCATCTTTCTCCTGTTCTTTGTGCTGATTGAGCATTTTGTTCATCTGACGAATGAATTCTTCGTCTGACCAGTTATCTGTAAAACTCATGGACGGCCTTGTTGTTTCAAAATATCCCAAATCTTTTCGAGCAAGCTTTTCATTCTTGGTTGTTTAAAGTCTGCTCCGGTTAGAATGTTTTTTCGTGAATGCTGTACCGATAAAATCGGGTTGAAAGGGCGAACCGATGCCGCCCCTGCAATAGCGAACTGTTGCATAGGATGCTCCTTCTGTTTGATTGCATAACGAAAACGCCTCGAGTGAAGCGTTATTGGTATGCGGTAAAGCCGCACTCAGGCGGCCTTGATAGTCATATCATCTGAATCAAATATTCCTGATGTATCGATATCGGTAATTCTTATTCCTTCACTACCATCCATTGGAGGCCATCCTTCCTGACCATTTCCATCATTCCAGTCGAACTCACACACAACACCATATGCATTTAAGTCGCTTGAAATTGCTATAAGCAGAGCATGTTGCGCTAGCATGATTAATACAGCATTTAATACAGAGCCGTGTTTTTTGAGTCTGTATTCAGAGTCTGACCAGAAATTATTAATCTGGTGAAGTTTTTCCTCTGTCATTACGTCATGGTCGATTTCAATTTCTATTGATGCTTTCCAGTCGTAATCAATGATGTATTTTTTGATGTTTGACATCTGTTCATATCCTCATAGATAAAAAATTGCACTCACATTGGAGGGCAAAGAAGATTTCCAATAATCAGAACAAGTCGGCTCCTGTTTAGTTACGAGCGACATTGCTCCGTGTATTCACTCGTTGGAATGAATACACAGTGCAGTGTTTATTCTGTTGTTTATGCCAAAAATGAAGGCCACCATCAGGCAGCCTTGTTGTAAATGTTGCAGGTATCAAGTAAGTAATTAGATGGAGCGCCATAAATTATGAATTCATCGTTTGTCGGGTCCATCTCCATCTCTTGGCCTATTGCCATTCTTGCGTCAGTGTCATCAGCGGCGAAGCATAAAACAGCCCACGCACCCATTGTTTTAAAAAGAACTGCAATTGGCTGTGGTTTTACTGAATTTGCGTTAGCGCGAAAATCATAAATCGCACTTTCATGAAATTCCATATATCACCTCAAATAAGTGGTTTGCTACCTAATTTCATTTTCTGGCGACCAACACAAGTCACGCCCATTTCACTGCGTGGCTTGCGGTAGTAAATTAAGTTTGTTCAGACAATAAAAAACCCACCGAAGTGGGCTATGACCATTTTTTATTTGGATTTCGTTGGTGAGCGTGATTAACAACTCTGTGCATGACATCCTCATATTTTTCATCTTCAATTTTTTCGACATCGCGAGGAAATGGTGTTGCTAATGCTTTGTCAACTTTGTCCATTGGTTCTTCATTAATCTTATATTCAGGACCGTCATCTATAGCATTAAATCCAGGTGTTACACCGTTTTTTAATGCATATGCTATCCTTTTTTCCCATCTCGCTATTCTCCTCCTGTCTCGAGATGTAAGACCTCTATCAGATACTTTTCTGTTTTGTCCGCGGTCAGGATTAACATAAATAGTCTTTTTCACCATAAGCATACTCAATAAGCACCGTACGGTAGTTTACTGTACAATTTTATTTTTTGGACTGCATGTATTTTGTTTCCTAATGGGTTTGAATCTTTGTAATAAATACTTCTATTTTTTCGAACGACTTCTTCTTTCTTCTTGCAGCAAAGGCTTCCTAGTGATGCTGCTTTGTCTGCTCTGACGCAACCAGAGAGCTTTAGCGCAATTTTTCGCGCCAGTGCTTCATTACTGCGTCGCTCGGCAATAAGTTCTGCTCTGCGAGCTTTGTAGCGGCTTTTTGCCGTACCTTTGGATTCTTTCCAGACAATGGTTACCATGATGGTCTCCTTTAAGTGGCTTTGGCGCATGACGCGTCGAGGTGCTTATCTTCTCGATCGCTGTCTTGCAGCTGCAATTCGCGCCATCCCCAAAACCACTCAAGTTCTGGTCTCAACGGTTAGGTTGAGAGTCCGTCGATGTTAAAGAGCCTGCCAATCTGTTCCGTTTGGCTTCCAGCGTCCTGCTGATGGCTTAAATTTAAGACTTCTTAATTTATTGGTCAAGTGCATTTTTGAAGAAAACTTAATTTTATGGGCGTGAATTTAGTTTGTCTTTGATTTTTAACGGGAAATAAAAAAGGGGCGAAAGCCCCTTAAGGAAGGTTTGCTAGCTTGGCATCAACGACAACGCCAATGATTTTACAGTTCCCATTGATTTCAATCATTGGGTATTGTGGATTGAGTGGTTTCAGGAATTTTCTACCGGCATCAATAACTAACTTTTTGAATGTCGCCTCGTTTTCTCCTTCAAGTTTGGCGACTACCAGCTTTCCATTACGTGGTTCGACTTCTGGGTCGACGAGAATAATCATCCCCTCAGGAATACTCAGTCCTGCCGGGGCAGTCATTGAATCGCCTTTAACGTCGAGCCAAAAAGAGTCTTCAGAACAATCTACCGTTGTGTCGTACCAGTTATCTATTGCACGCCTATGATATGGCTCTACAGCTTCCATCCAACATCCTGCGCTTACCCAACTAATTAGAGGATACGAACCTCTTGGATCATGCCTGCTGTGATAGGCAATGTTTGAAAGACTATCCTCTCCTTTCAACAGGTAATCAGGGGAGCACTGCAAAGCCTTGGCTAAGGCCAATAGGTTTTCGCCATTGGGCTCAGTTTCAGATCGCTCCCATTGGGAAATAGCAACATTAGACACGCCAACCATCTTGCCAAGGGCAGCCTGCCTAATCTTGAGTTCTTTTCTGCGAGCGCGAATACGCTCACCCATCAGTTGTGTATTCATAGTTAAGACATCTTAAATAAACTTGACTTAAGATTCCTTTGGTGGATAATTTAAGTGTTCTTTAATTTCGGAGCGAGTCTATGTACAAAAAAGATGTTATTGACCACTTCGGAACCCAGCGTGCTGTTGCTAAAGCACTAGGCATTAGCGATGCAGCAGTCTCTCAGTGGAAAGAAGTTATCCCAGAGAAAGACGCCTATCGATTGGAAATCGTTACAGCTGGCGCCCTGAAGTATCAAGAAAGTGCTTACCGCCAAGCGGCATAAGCAAATTGCTCTTTAACAGTTCTGGCCTTTCACCTCTAACCGGGTGAGCAAACATCAGCGGCAAATCCATTGGGTGTGCCGCTATAACTCAATATCAATATAGGAAAATTAACAAATGGCACAAGCAAGCTACAGCAAGCCAACACAGCGAGAAATTGATCGCGCTGAAACAGATTTACTCATCAACCTGTCAACGCTTACCCAGCGCGGTCTGGCAAAGATGATTGGCTGTCATGAATCGAAGATAAGCAGAACGGACTGGAGATTTATTGCTTCGGTCTTGTGTGCTTTCGGAATGGCATCAGACATCAGTCCGATTAGCAGGGCTTTTAAGTATGCGCTTGATGAAATCACAAAGAAAAAATCCCCGGCTGCCACCGAGGATTTTAAGCAAATTGATATGCAATTCTGAGGGAATTACTGGATCAATCCACAGGAGTAATTATGACAAAACAACTCAGTCCTTACCAGGACAAAATTCACAAACACATACTACGTGATCGCTTCCTGTCCAGCTTCAAGCAGCCTGGTCGATTCCGGGCTGAGTTGGAAAAAGTGAAGCTGATGCAGAAGGAGAAAGGTCATGAGTAACATATCTAATCTAGCCGAAGCCAGAGAGGCCAGAAGGCTACAACAACCGCATCAAAGCAGCGGTAAGGGGTATGCCTTGCTGCACCGTAAAATTATGGATGTGCCGTTTTACAAGGACGCAGAAGCAGCGCATCTGTGGGTTCACTTAATCCTCAAAGCAAAGCATACGCCTGAGTATGTAATGACTGACGCAGGAGAAATTCTGGTAGGCAGAGGGAAGCTACTTGGCGGTAGAAACTCTCTGGCGTTTGAAACAGGACTCAAACCAGATCGCGTTCAGTACCTGCTTAGAAAGTTCAAAAAACTCGGCATGATTGACTGGGTTTCACACGGTAAATTCTCAGTTTTCTCGGTAGAGAAATATGACGATTATCAGTCAAATTTTGTACCAGCAGATTACCAGCAAATTACCACCTCAAAGCCAGCAATACCATTGCCTGTAAGCAATACTGTACCAGCAGATTACCAGCAAATTACCACAGATAAAGAATATAATAATATTATCTCTAATACTGACGTATTAGAGAGTGCCACAGCAGACAAAAAGTCTGACAAGAAAAAACCTTCCGTCAGCTGTCAGGATGTAGTCGATGCTTACCACGAAATCCTTCCTGAAGCGCCAAGAATCCGCGCACTGAATGACAAGCGTAAAAACCAGATCCGAACGTTCTGGCGCAAAGCCGGAGTGATAACCCGCCAGCTTGACGGGCATGGGTTCACGATGCAGGACTGGAGAAATTATTTGAGCTACGTAGGCGAAAATTGCCGATGGATGTTCGAAGAACGCCCAAACCATCAACGCGGAACCGTCTGGCACAAAAAGGGATTTGATTTCCTGCTTAACGATAATACCTACCTGAAAGTTCGTGAGGGTGAACACGATGACCGATAATTTTTATGCGCCGCCCCATAGCATCGAGGCAGAGCAGGCGGTGATTGGTGGATTGCTTCTGGATGATGACAGCAGTGAGCGCGTCCAGAAAGTTCTGGCGATGCTGAAGCCTGATTCATTTTACAGCCGACCACACAAAATCATTTTCGAAGAAATAACCAGAATGCACCGGGAGCAAAAGCCAGTAGATGGCCTGACGCTTTTCGATGAACTGGAGCGTAAATCGTTAACGGCGTCTGTTGGCGGTTTTGCTTATATCGCTGAGATCGCAAAGAACACGCCAAGCGCCGCAAACATCGTTGCCTATGCAATGCAGGTTCGCGAAACCGCAATGGAACGCTACGCCATCAACCGCATGACTGAAGCGACGGAATTGCTCTATTCCCGCAACGGAATGACTGCAACGCAGAAGTACGAAGCTATTCAGGCGATTTTCACGCAACTGACAGACCATGCAAAAACCGGATCGCGTCGCGGCCTTCGCTCATTTGGTGAGGTCATGGAAGACTGGGTTAGCGACCTTGAGAAGCGATTTGACCCGTCAGGCGAACAACGAGGAATGAGCACAGGGATCCCATCTCTGGACAGGATGCTGTCACCGAAAGGTCTGGTGAAAGGCTCTCTGTTCGTCATTGGCGCTCGCCCTAAGATGGGGAAAACGACGCTATACAGCCAGATGGCAATCAACTGCGCAGTGCATGAGAAAAAGCCCGCTCTGATGTTCAGTCTTGAAATGCCTGGCGACCAGATACTGGAAAAGCTGGTAGGACAGAAGTCAGGTGTTAACCCGAATATTTTTTACCTTCCGGCGACAAATGACGCCGATGACGGCTATCAGGGTGATTACGATGGTGACTTCAACAGGGCGATCGAAACAGCCAATCGCTTGAGTGAAATCGACATGCTTTACATCGACGACACGCCGGGATTATCTCTGGCTCAAATCGTCAGCGAAAGCCGTCGAATCAAGCGAGAAAAAGGATGTGTTGGCATGATTCTGGTCGATTACCTGACACTAATGACCGCTGAGAAGGCCGATCGCAACGACCTTGCTTACGGCATGATCACCAAAGGACTGAAGAACCTTGCCAAAGAGCTTGATTGCGTTGTTGTGCTTCTGACACAGCTTAACCGCGCACTGGAAAGCCGAACCAATAAACGCCCATTACCAAGTGACTCACGAGATACAGGGCAGATTGAACAGGATTGCGATTATTGGGTGGGGATCCATCGTGAAGGTGCTTTTGATGACAGTGTTCCACCTGGTGAAACCGAACTAATCCTTCGTCTCAATCGTCATGGCAATACCGGCACGGTGTATTGCATTCAGGCAAATGGCGCTATTTATGACACAGACCAACAGTCTGCTGAAATGCGCCGCCGTGAACGCGAGGAACCGCAATCCAAGAAGAAAGGAGGATTCTGATGACCATCTACATCACTGAGCTAATAACAGGCCTGCTGGTAATCGCAGGCCTTTTTATTTGGGGGAGAGGGAAGTCATGAAAAAACTAACCTTTGAAATTCGATCTCCGGCACATCAGCAAAACGCTATTCACGCAGTACAGCAAATCCTTCCAGACCCAACCAAACCAATCGTAGTAACCATTCAGGAGCGCAACCGCAGCTTAGACCAAAATCGGAAGCTTTGGGCTTGCCTTGGTGACGTTTCGCGTCAGGTTGAATGGCATGGTCGCTGGCTGGATGCAGAAAGCTGGAAGTGCGTTTTTACAGCAGCATTAAAGCAGCAGGACGTTGTTCCTAACCTTGCCGGGAATGGCTTTGTGGTAATAGGCCAGTCAACCAGCAGGATGCGTGTAAGCGAATTTGCGGAGCTATTAGAGCTTATACAGGCATTCGGTACAGAGCGTGGCGTTAAGTGGTCAGACGAAGCGCGACTGGCTCTCGAATGGAAAGCGCGATGGGGAGATCGGGCAGCATGATGCGATGTTATCGGTGCGGTGAATGCAAAGAAGATAACCGCTTCCGACCAAATCAACCTTACTGGAATCGATGGTGTCTCCGGTGTGAAAGAACACCAACAGGGGTGTTGCCACTACCGCAGGAAAAGGAGGACGTGTGGCGAGACAGCGACGAAGTATCACCGACATAATCTGCGAAAACTGCAAATACCTTCCAACGAAGCGCTCCAGAAATAAATGCAAGCCAATCCCAAAAGAATCTGACGTAAAAACCTTCAATTACACAGCTCACCTGTGGGATATCCGGTGGCTAAGATATCGTGCGAGGAAATGACAATGGATTATTCACAGTTAAGTGATTTTGAAATTAACGTGGCGGTATTCGAAGCCATTCATAACGGATCACCGGATTACAAAGAAGGTGAGAATGGCGATATGGTGTTTGTCTCATTTGAGGGAGACATTGTAAACGGAGACGCAGTTGAAGTAGAAGTTGAGCGCGGATCCTTTAACCCATGCGCAAACCCAGCAGACGCATGGCCGATTATTGAAAAATACAGGATTAGCATTATCAATCTCGATGAAGACGAGTGGGGTGCACGCGGTGTGGCCTACTGTAAATCTAAGCGAGCTATACATGAAAATCCCCTCCGCTCCGCCATGATTGTCTTTCTCATGATGCAGAGAATCCAATAATGATTAGCCCATCCCAATCCATTCAATACCAGAAAGAAAGCGTCGAGCGGGCTTTAACGTGCGCTAACTGCGGTCAGAAGCTGCATGTGCTTGAAGTTCACGTGTGTGAGCACTGCTGCGCAGAACTGATGAGCGATCCGAATAGCTCAATGTACGAGGAAGAAGACGATGAGTGATTTCTCTGAGCTTATTTCCTTCAAAAAAGACAGAGAAGAAATGCGGACTGAATCTGTCTATTACGTTCAACACCGGAATAAACGCTCGGTGCTTGATCAGGAGCTGGTTATTACCGGAGACCTGGCATTCAGAACATATAAGGCCAGCATGGAAATGAAGGATTTACCTAAATGTGGTTCTGAAAGAGAAGCCGCGTTAAAGCTGGCAGAGTGGATGCAGAGAATGGCTGCTGCAATTGAGAATTACTGGAGTGAACCATAATGGCTAACCTACGCAAAGAAGCGCGCGGCAGAGAATGCCAGGTACGTATTTACGGCGTATGCAATGGCAATCCTGAAACTACAGTTCTGGCACATTACCGGATGGCTGGAATTTGCGGAACGGGAATGAAGCCTGACGACCTGATCGGCGCATGGGCTTGTAGCGCGTGTCACGATGAAATCGACCGACGCACCCATAATCTCGACAACAAAGACGCCAGACTTTACCACCTCGAAGGCGTGATCAGGACGCAGGCGATACTGCTGAAGGAGGGGAAGATTAAGCCATGAACGAATATCAGTTTGTGCTTCCATACCCGCCGTCGGTGAACACCTACTGGCGAAGACGGGGAAGCCAATACTACATCAGCGCTAAAGGCCAGAAATACCGAAAAGATGTACAGCAAATAATCCGCCAACTCAAGTTAGACATTTTCACCAAATCAAGACTCCGCATCAAAGTCATCGCAGACGTTCCAGACTCCCGCCGCCGCGACCTCGACAACATCCTGAAAGGTTTACTCGACTCCCTTATCCACGCCGGATTTGCGGAAGACGACGAGCAATTCGATGACATTCGCGTAATTCGTGGCGTGAAAGTACCAGGCGGAAGGCTTGGAATAAAAATCACCGAACTGGAGAACGCATGAACGCCACAATTCAAACGATACCAGAGCTTCTTATCCAGACACGAGGCAATCAGACCGAAGTGGCGAGGATGCTTTCCTGCGCAAGAGGAACAGTGCTCAAGTACAACCGAGACAGCAAAGGCGAGCGTCACGTAATAGTTAACGGCGTCCTGATGGTCAAACAGGGCAAAAGGGGAAGGCCATGAGACTCGAAAGCGTAGCTAAATTTCATTCGCCAAAAAGCCCGATGATGAGCGACTCACCACGGGCTACGGCTTCTGACTCTCTTTCCGGTACTGATGTGATGGCTGCTATGGGGATGGCGCAATCACAAGCCGGATTCGGAATGGCTGCATTCTGCGGTAAGCATGAACTCAGCCAGAACGACAAACAAAAGGCTATCAACTATCTGATGCAATTTGCACACAAGGTATCGGGGAAATACCGTGGTGTGGCAAAGCTCGAAGGAAATACTAAGGCAAAGGTGCTGCAAGTGCTCGCAACATTCGCTTATGCGGATTATTGCCGTAGTGCCGCGACGCCGGGCGCAAGATGCAGAGATTGTCACGGTACAGGCCGTGCGGTTGATATAGCAAAAACAGAGCAGTGGGGGAGAGTTGTTGAGAAAGAGTGCGGAAGATGCAAAGGCGTCGGCTATTCAAGGATGCCAGCAAGCGCCGCATATCGCGCTGTAACGATGCTAATCCCAAATCTTACTCAACCCACCTGGTCACGCACTGTTAAGCCGCTGTATGACGCTCTGGTGGTGCAATGCCACAAAGAAGAGTCAATCGCAGACAACATTTTGAATGCGGTCACACGTTAGCAGCATGATTGCCACGGATGGCAACATATTAACGGCATGATATTGACTTTTTGAATAAAGTTGGGTAAATTTGACCCAACGATGGGTTAATTCGCTCGTTGTGGTAGTGAGATGAAAAGAGGCGGCGCTTACTACCGATTCCGTCTAGTTGGTCACTTCGACGTATCGTCTGGAACTCCAACCATCGCAGGCTGAGAGGTCTGCAAAATGCAATCCCGAAACAGTTCGCAGGTAATAGTTAGAGCCTGCATAACGGTTTCGGGATTTTTTATATCTGCACAACAGGTAAGAGCATTAAAGAACTGGCAAAGAGCTTAACGGTCTGCGAAAGCATTTCTTAGTGGCACAACTGGCCGGTACAACTGAGTGCTCTTTCCGGTGTGGTGAATGCGCAGGCTGATGCGCGCAGGAGAGCTTCGGAAGAACAAGGTGCCTGTATACAAGCCGGAGATCAGCGCCGGCCACCACAGCCAAATCCACCCAGAGCAAAACCGTTGTTCATCCTTACCATTCCCTCAGTATTTTGGGCTACAACCCTCAGCCCATTTTTTAAAGCGTACTTCCACCAAGAACCAGACCTAACCAACTCATTGCTGACACTCTGTGGATACGGTTGTCTAGTGCGCTTTAAAAAAGAAAACCCAGCATCAATGGCTGGGCTTCGTGATATGAGCGGCATGTATTGTTGGCGCAATCCACGCCTGATTTGCTCATGAATGCGGTCACGAACAAACCCGTTACAAATCAACCGTAACCCGGATTTGTTCGAGCGACCATATCCATAATTCCTAATTTGAACAGATCCCCTTCTGGGGGTAAGACATGAAGATGCCAGAAAAACATGACCTGTTAGCCGCCATTCTCGCGGCAAAGGAACAAGGCATCGGGGCAATCCTTGCGTTTGCAATGGCGTACCTTCGCGGCAGATATAATGGCGGTGCGTTTACAAAAACAGTAATCGACGCAACGATGTGCGCCATTATCGCCTGGTTCATTCGTGACCTTCTCGACTTCGCCGGGCTAAGTAGCAATCTCGCTTATATAACGAGCGTGTTTATCGGCTACATCGGTACTGACTCGATTGGTTCGCTTATCAAACGCTTCGCTGCTAAAAAAGCCGGAGTAGAAGATGGTGGAAATCAATAATCAACGTAAGGCGTTCCTCGATATGCTGGCGTGGTCAGAGGGAACTGATAACGGACGTCAGAAAACCAGGAATCATGGTTATGACGTCATTGTTGGCGGAGAGCTATTCACTGATTACTCCGATCACCCTCGCAAACTTGTCACGCTAAACCCCAAACTCAAATCAACAGCAGCCGGGCGTTACCAGCTTCTTTCCCGTTGGTGGGATGCCTATCGTAAGCAGCTTGGCCTGAAAGACTTCTCTCCCAAAAGCCAGGACGCTGTGGCATTGCAGCAGATTAAGGAGCGTGGCGCTTTGCCGATGATTGATCGCGGTGATATCCGTCAGGCTATCGACCGTTGCAGCAATATCTGGGCTTCACTGCCGGGCGCTGGTTATGGTCAGTTCGAGCATAAAGTTGACAGCCTGATTGCAAAATTCAAAGAGGCTGGCGGAACGGTCAGAGAGATTGAGGTATGAGCAGATTAACCGCGATTATCTCCGCTCTGATTATCTGCATCATCGTCTGTCTGTCATGGGCTGTTAATCATTACCGTGATAACGCCATCGCCTACAAAGACCAGCGCGATAAAGCCACATCCATCATCGCTGATATGCAGAAGCGTCAACGTGATGTAGCAGAACTCGACGCAAGATATACAAAGGAACTTGCTGATGCTAACGCGACTATCGAAAGTCTCCGTGCTGATGTTTCTGCTGGGCGTAAGCGCCTGCAAGTCGCCGCCACCTGTGCAAAGTCAACGACCGGAGCCAGCAGCATGGGCGATGGAGAAAGCCCAAGACTTACAGCAGATGCTGAACTCAATTATTACCGTCTCCGAAGTGGAATCGACAGGATAACCGCGCAGGTTAACTACCTGCAGGAATACATCAGGACGCAATGCCTGAAATAATTTTTTTGCAAATCACAAAGTCCATTTAATGAGCCTCGCGGTGCGGGGCTTTTTTATATCTGAGTTTCACAGCGCATCTCACGCGCATATTAACGAGAGCCTTTCAGTAAGCGAGCCTGAGAAAAGCCGTTATAGGTGGCGACCTCTCTCGGGCGGCTTTTCTGTGAGACAGGCTCACTTTCTAAAAGGTAAAGACGCTATGAATCATCAATTGGCTAATCTCGATTTCCGGGACATGGTGGTTGTTTCTGGTGATCGCGTGATCACAACCTCCCGCAAGGTAGCAGCTTACTTCGACAAGCAGCATCACCACATCATTCAGAAAATCGAAAAGCTAGACTGTTCGGATGAATTTCTAACCAGCAACTTTTCGCGGGTTACCTATGAACACAAGGGTAATCAGTATGTTGAATATGAAATTTCCAAAGACGGCGCGATGTACATCATCATGTCGTTTACCGGCAAAAAAGCTGCCGCCATCAAAGAGGCGTTTATCAAAGCATTTAATTGGATGCGTGACAGGCTGATGGAGTTGGCTCACTCATACCAAAGAGAGCACAACGAGTTAATGCTGGAGTTCATGAAGGAAAAGGATGTTGCCAGTATGTCAGGACGCTTGCTGAGCCGCTGGGGCAGGATCAAAAAACCGCAACTCATAGCAAGAATCGAAAGGCTTGAGCAGCAGGCGCAAATATCGATCCCCGGACTGCCAAAGTGACCATTCCAAAGCCCATCTACAGGTGGGCTTGATAATGAAACCGTGATTTACATCCCTCACAATCCAGGTATGTAAAAGCTGGATCATGCGAGAACGGATTTAACTAAATCTGTGCGCCACCAGTTAACGGCAGTACCACGAAACAACCCAAGCCAGTAAGTGGGGAAATAACACTGGCAGCCACTGAAAGATGAACCCCCTGCCTTATGGCAAAAAAGATTCTTTGTGTTGGCGGACTGATGGAAAGACATCGGTTATTGCAGAGGCCATTCAATGAGTGGTCTCGACAATGGCTTATACCATACACGGGATAACTTAACTGATATCCCTTTTAACGGATAAACGGAGCCAATAATGGCAGAGATTATTCCCATGACTGAAGAACAGAAATTCCAGTTAGAGATTTACAAACTGGTCATGAACCAGAACGCAGCCGCAGAAGAAGCATTTCAGTTCATTGGCACTGACGAGCTGAAGCTTGAGCTATTCAAAATTCACTTCCAGTCAGGTGGCGCTAATTCAGATATCACGACCCGCACTATCGAAGCGGTGCGTAAATCGAAGGAAGCGTTAGACCTGTTCACTACCGGAGCATAAACATGGCGCGCCCAACAAAGTATCAAGAGGCGTATGCCGAACAGGCACGCAAACTGTGCTTGCTGGGCTACACCGATGCAGAGCTTGCTGATTTCTTCGAAGTCAGTGAGTCAACTATTAACAAGTGGAAGCTTGATTATCCTGAGTTTTCGGAGTCCATAAAAAAGGGTAAGGCCGTCGCTGATGCAGAAGTTAGTGACCGTCTTTATCAACGCGCTATGGGCTTCGTGGCTCCAGACATCGATATTCGTGTTATTGAAAACAGAATTGTCGAAACTCCGCTTGAGAAGTATTACCCGCCTGATACAACCGCCGCCATCTTCTGGCTTAAGAACCGACAGAAGGATAAATGGCGCGACAAGGTTGATCACGAGCTAACAGGCAAAGACGGCGGCGCAATCCAGATTGAAACATCACCGATGAGCACTCTATTCGGAAAATGACCTCGATTAATCCTATCTTTGAACCGTTCATTGAGGCGCATCGCTACAAAGTCGCCAAAGGCGGTCGAGGTAGCGGTAAGTCATGGGCAATTGCGAGGCTGCTTGTTGAAGCGGCGCGTCGGCAGCCAGTGCGTATTCTTTGCGCTCGTGAACTGCAAAACAGTATCAGCGATTCGGTAATCCGGTTGCTTGAAGATACCATCGAGCGTGAAGGGTATTCGGCTGAGTTTGAAATTCAGCGTTCCATGATTCGTCATCTCGGAACGAATGCTGAATTCATGTTCTACGGCATCAAAAACAACCCGACGAAGATTAAATCGCTCGAAGGCATTGATATCTGCTGGGTGGAAGAAGCGGAAGCGGTAACGAAGGAATCATGGGATATCCTGATACCAACCATCCGTAAGCCGTTCTCTGAAATATGGGTGAGCTTTAACCCGAAGAACATACTCGACGATACCTATCAGCGATTCGTTGTAAATCCTCCCGATGATATTTGCCTGCTGACGGTGAACTACACCGACAACCCGCACTTTCCTGAAGTTCTCCGTCTGGAGATGGAAGAGTGTAAACGCAGAAACCCGACACTGTATCGTCACATCTGGCTTGGTGAGCCAGTAAGCGCAAGTGATATGGCAATCATCAAACGTGAATGGCTTGAAGCCGCAACCGATGCGCACAAGAAACTCGGATGGAAAGCGAAAGGCGCTGTTGTCTCTGCACATGATCCATCAGATACAGGGCCAGATGCTAAAGGTTACGCATCGCGCCACGGTTCGGTAGTTAAGCGCATTGCCGAAGGTCTGCTGATGGACATCAACGATGGTGCTGACTGGGCTACTTCGCTGGCGATTGAAGACGGCGCTGACCACTACCTGTGGGATGGTGATGGTGTTGGTGCCGGGCTACGCAGACAGACAACGGAAGCGTTCTCCGGCAAGAAAATCACCGCCACGATGTTCAAGGGCAGCGAATCGCCATTCGATGAAGATGCACCGTATCAGGCCGGAGCATGGGCCGATGAAGTCGTACAGGGCGACAACGTTCGCACTATTGGCGATGTATTCCGCAATAAGCGAGCGCAATTCTATTACGCGCTGGCTGACAGGCTGTATCTGACATATCGGGCGGTTGTTCATGGTGAGTATGCAGACCCCGACGACATGCTGAGTTTCGACAAAGAAGCGATAGGCGAGAAGATGCTGGAGAAGCTGTTTGCAGAACTGACGCAGATTCAGCGCAAATTCAATAACAACGGGAAGCTGGAGCTAATGACTAAGGTCGAAATGAAGCAGAAGCTCGGTATTCCATCTCCTAACCTGGCTGATGCGCTGATGATGTGTATGCATTGCCCGGAGTCGGCTGCGCAACCCGACTATTCCAGTTACTCAATTCCTTGTGGTGTAGGTTGATATGGCAGAAAAAAAGATGACTGACTGGCATCGCAAGGTGCTGTGCAACTTTGATAATGCCTGGTCAGCAACGCAGGATATGCGTGAGCAGATTATTGAGGCTCAACGTTTCGTCAGGGTGTCCGGCGCACAGTGGGAAGGCAGCACAAACGCTGGTTACTCATTTGATGAAGGCAGGTTTGAGCATTATCCGCGTTTTGAACTGAATAAGATTGCCCGTGAATGTGATCGCATCATTGGCGAGTATCGACAGAATCGCATCAGCGTTAAATTCAGGCCGAAGGACGATAAGGCATCGGAAGCGTTAGCCGAAAAGATGAACGGCAAATTCCGCGCTGACTATCAGGAAACATCCGGTGGCGAAGCGTGTGATAACGCATTTGATGATGCCGTAACGGGTGGATTCGGTTGTTTCCGCATGTGTGCCGATTACGAAGATGAAATGGATCCGAGTAACGAGCAGCGACGCATCAGCCTTCTTCCTGTTTACGACCCAGCGACATGCGTCTTCTTCGATCAGGACAGCAAGCAATATGACCGTTCTGATGCTATGTGGGCTATGGAAATGTTCTCCATGACGCCTAAAGCGTTCGAGGCTGAATACCCTGATTCCATCGCGGCAAGCCTTTCTCGTGATGACACTGGTACTCAGTATGACTGGTCAACGCCCGATGCCATCTATGTTGGACGCTACTACGAAGTTCGCATAGAGAAGGTGAAGCTCACGGCGTGGCGCAACCCTGTTAGCGGAGAAACGGCAATTTATGATGAAGAGCAAATCAAAGATATTGTCGACGAGCTGACCGATGGTGCATTCGAACTGATTGGCGAGCGAACGGTGAAGAAGCGCCGCGTTTATTGCGGTCTTCTGTCTGGCGCTGAATGGCTGGAAGAACCTAAGCGTATTCCGGGCGAACATATTCCTCTCATCCCGGTATATGGGCGTCGCTCATTTGTTGATAATCAGGAGCGAATCGAAGGCCACGCAGCAAAAGCGATGGATGCACAGCGTCTTGAGAACCTGATGGTTTCCATGATTGCAGATAACGCTACTCAGGCTGGCGGTGATGGCATTCCTGTAGTTGATGTTGACATGATTCCTGGTCCTCTCGCCACTCATTGGGCGGAGCGCAACAAAAAGCGCCCGGCGTTCCTGCCGATGGTCAGTCTGAAAAACAAAAACGGAGATATTACTGCGCAGGCTCAGGTCAGCAGTTATACGCCTCCGACACAAATGCCTCCAGCTCTTGCCGGGCTATTGCAGTACACCGGAACGGCTATTCAGCAAATTACAGGTGCGTCGCAGATTGAGAACATGCCGAGCAACGTCGCCACCGATACCGTTGATAGCATCTTTAACCGGATGGACACGCAGTCCTATATCTACATGGACAACATGGCTAAATCCATGCGTCGCGCTGGCGTTGTGTGGCTTTCTATGGCGCGTGAGGTCTATGGCAGTGATACGCCGATGCGTATCGTTAATGAGGACGGCAGCGATGACGTGGCGTTGATGACTGGTGAAGTGGTTGACCGTCAGACAGGGCAGGTTATCGCGCTTAACGACCTTTCGCAGGGTAACTATGAAGTGACTGTCGATGTCGGTCAGTCGTTCGCTACTCGCCGTGATGCAACGGTTAAGTCGTTACTTTCCATGCTGGCACTTATCCCACCAGGAACGCCGAAGCACGATCTTGTATCGTCGATGATTCTCGACAATATGGACGGCGAAGGGATGGACGACCTTAAAGAATACAACCGCAATCAGTTGCTTCTGTCTGGCGTTATCAAGCCGAGAACGCCTGAAGAACAGCAGATGGTTGAACAGGCGAAACAACAACAGGCCAGTCAGCCAGATCCGGCTATGGTTGCTGCGCAAGGTCAGCTTCTTGCTGGTCAGGCTGAATTGCAGAAAGCGCAGAACGAGCAGGCAGCCATTCAGGTTAAAGCATTCCAGGCACAGACTGATGCTCAGGTTGCAGCGGCAAACGTTGTGAAAATCCTCGCATCTGCCGATAGCCAGCAGAAATCTGATATCCGCGAGGCTCTGAAACTGCTCGGACAGTTCCAGCAACAGCAAGGAGATAATGCCCGTGCTGATGCAGAGCTTGTCCTGAAAAGTCAGGCACAGGGCCATGCGCAGCGCATGGACATCAGCAGCATCCTGCAAAAATCAACTCAGCAACAACCACAGCAGTAATTAACCCATAACGTGCAATGGCTGTCTTTATGAGGCCTGGCACCCTATTGCCTTCCGATGGGCTGAACATCGAGTAAACAGGGGTAACAAATGGACCAGATGGCAGAAAACACACCAGAAGTTGAAATCGAAACCGACGCGTCAGAGCAGATTCCTGATGATGTCGAACTGGCTGAAGAAGTCGAAACAGAAGATGGCAGTGAGTCCTCCGGCAATGATGCAGAGGAAGCTACTGAAACTGATGACGACGAATCAGAACAGGAATTCTACTTTGGTGACGAAAAGCTGGATTCGCCAACCAGCGAAGATGGCGCAGAGCATGGACTGGTAAAACACCTGCGCAAGACGATTAAAGAGAAAGACCGCGAGCTGAAAGAGCTGATGCGTCAGTCCCAGAAACCCGTCGAGCAGCAGCCGGTAATCACTCAACCACCGCGAATGCCAAAACTGGACGATGAGGACATCGGTTTCGATGAAGAAATCTACCAGCAACGCATGGCTAAGTGGGCAGAGGATAACGGCAAGTACCAGCAACAGGAGATGGCTCGCAAGCAGAAGGAGCAGGAGCTTCAGGCTGCCTATCAAGAGCGATTATCCAAATATCAGCAACGTGTTAAGGCTCTCAAAGTTCCTGGCTATCAGGAAGCTGAGCAGGCCGTACTCGAGGAAATCCCCATCGAGACACAAAACGCGATCCTGTTTGAGTCAGAGAAGCCGGAAATCGTTGTTCTGGCACTCGGTCGCAACGCTGAACTGCGCAAGCAACTGGCAGAAGCTACCAACCCCGTAGCAATTGGTCGTCTTCTGGAACGTATCGAATCGAAGGCCAGAATCATGCCAAAAGCAAAAACCACGGCAGCCACAACCCCGACAGTTAAGGGGAGCAACGGCGCAGTAATCAATAACCTCGACAAACTGAAAGCCAAGGCGCTGGAAACTGGTGACTGGACGCCGTATTTCGCCGCTAAAAAGGCAAAAAAATAACCTATCGGAGCATTAAGCATGGCTAACCAATTAGCAAAAGACCTTGAAATCATGTTCGAAAACTACGTTGAAGGCTTTGAGGCCGCCTGCGTAGTTTCCCGTAACGCTAAAAAATTCCGTCCCGGTGATACAGCAATGCAGCGAGCAGGTGATGTTCTGTATCGTCCGCAGCATTACCACATGAACATTGAGGAAGGCCTCGATCTCAGCAGCAAAACGCCAACAGCACTGGTTCAGCGCCTTGTTCCTTCTGTGTTCAAGGAGCCGAAAAACATTCTGTACACTCTGGATGCGCGTGAAATGCGTGACCCGGAACATAAAACTGAAGCTGGTCGCGCCGCAGGTATGCGCCTTGCTGCACAGATTGACTCTGACCTGATTTCCATGGTTACGCAGCGTGCTACTAACGTGATCACGATGGCTGACTCAACCACAGGTTCACAGGGCCGTGATTTGTGGAACTGTGCGGCAGGTATTGATGCCACCATGACGGCGATTGGTGTACCTCAGGGTATCAACCGTCGCTCTTTCTGGAACCCCTTCAACTACAAAGACCTTGCTGGCGAGCTTGGTCACCGTGCCTATGCTCAGGGCACAACCCTGACAGCATACGAAAAAGCGCAAATCCCTCCGGTTGCGTCCTTCGATAGCTACAAGACCGATATTTCTGGTCGTGTTCCGAAGGGTACAGCAACTTCCATTACGCTGGCAGCAGCACCTGCGCACAAGGTTGAAGCCAAAGATGCTAACGATATGCCAGTGGATAACCGACAGGGGACCATTACGGTATCTGCTGAAGGTTTGCAGGTTGGCGATGCGTTTACCATCGCAGGGGTGAATTCTGTACACCAGATCACCAAAGATACCACCGGGCAGCCGCAGGTATTCCGCGTTCTGGCAGTAAGCGGAACGACAGTAACTATCTCCCCGAAAATTCTGCCGCCTGACAACGCGGATGTCGCCAGCCGACCATATGCAAACGTTGATGCTAATGCGGCAAGTAGCGCAGCAATCACCATTCTCAACAAAAATGCCGCACCGGCTAACCTGTTCTGGGCTGATGGTTCTGTTGAACTGATGTACGGCAAGCTGGCGTTCCCGACTGGTCAGGGTCCACAGGTAATGACAGCAACCACCGAGCAGGGCGCTACGCTGATCATGTCTTACGCCTTCGACCACATCAAAGGTGTAACCACTGCGCGTTTCACCACCCTGTACGGTTGCTCTGTACTTGTTCCTGAATATACGGGCATCGTTATTGCCGGGCAGTAATTTTGGTGGGGCTTCGGCCCCATTTTTATTGGGAGAAGACAATGGCACGAACAATGCTCTATAAGCCTGGCAACATGATCACCTGTGGTCAGTTTGCTGTCGATTACATCATTGTTGATGACGAAGAAGTTAAATCTCACCTGAAAAAAGGTTGGGTAAAAACTCCTGAAGAAACCGCAACGAAGCAAAAAGTGGCTAAGGCGGAAGAAGATGGCGAAAACGAAGGGTGATCTCGTTCTAAAGGCTTTACGAAAAGCCGGGCTGTATTCCAATGCCACGTTGACAGATGCTGACCCTCAGGCAATTGAAGATGCCATTAATGACCTCGAAGACATGATGGCAGCATGGCAGGCGAAAGGTATCGAGCTTGGGTATCAGTTTGCTGATACAGAAAACGGCATCATGCCGTTACCTGACGATGATTCAGGTATCCCTGCATGGGCAAATGATGGCGTCGCTTTGAAACTCGCTGTGCAAGTGTGCATGGATAACGTCATTCAGCCGTCAGACGCTCTCCTTACCGCTGCTGACAGTGCATATCAAACAATCTGTATCGCTTTAACCAAAATACCACCACTTGAGCGGCGAAATGATATGCCTCGCGGTAGTGGTAACAAAAGCGCGTTTACGTGGAATCGGTTTTACATCGAGAAAGATGATCCGAGTACGTGAGGTGAATAAATGCCGATTCAGCAACTTCCGCTTATGAAAGGTGTCGGCAAAGACTTCCGAAACGCCGACTATATCGACTATCTGCCAGTGAATATGCTGGCTACACCCAAAGAAATCCTGAACAGCAGCGGATATCTTCGCTCATTCCCGGGCATTGCCAAACGCTCTGATGTGAACGGCGTATCTCGCGGCGTCGAGTACAACATGGCGCAGAGTGCTGTTTATCGCGTATGTGGTGGCAAGCTGTATAAGGGCGAAAGTGAAGTCGGTGACGTCGCCGGAAGTGGTCGCGTATCAATGGCGCATGGTCGAACATCTCAGGCTGTAGGCGTTAATGGTCAACTGGTCGAGTATCGCTATGATGGTACGGTTAAAACCGTCTCAAACTGGCCTACAGACAGCGGATTCACACAGTACGAGTTAGGTTCAGTTCGCGATATTACGCGCTTACGTGGGCGTTATGCGTGGTCAAAAGACGGCACTGATTCATGGTTTATCACTGACCTTGAAGACGAATCGCATCCTGACCGATACAGCGCACAATATCGTGCTGAGTCTCAGCCTGACGGCATCATTGGCATCGGAACATGGCGAGACTTCATCGTCTGCTTTGGTTCATCGACGATTGAATATTTCTCCCTGACTGGTGCAACCACCGTTGGTGCAGCTTTGTATGTCGCACAGCCATCACTGATGGTGCAAAAAGGCATCGCCGGGACTTACTGCAAAACGCCATTCGCTGATTCTTATGCGTTCATCAGCAATCCGGCAACTGGTGCGCCGTCTGTATACATCATCGGCTCCGGTCAGGTATCACCAATCGCTAGCGCGAGCATTGAGAAAATCCTCCGCTCCTACACTGCTGATGAACTGGCTGATGGTGTGATGGAATCGCTGCGATTTGATGCTCATGAGTTGCTGATTATCCACCTTCCGCGCCATGTTCTCGTGTACGACGCATCTTCAAGCGCCAATGGTCCGCAATGGTGTGTGTTGAAAACTGGCCTGTATGACGATGTGTACCGCGCTATCGACTTCATTTACGAAGGCAATCAGATAACGTGCGGCGATAAGCTGGAATCGGTGACCGGGAAATTGCAGTTCGACATCAGCAGCCAGTACGACAAGCAACAGGAACACCTGCTGTTTACTCCGTTGTTCAAAGCGGATAACGCCAGATGCTTCGATCTGGAGGTGGAATCATCCACTGGCGTAGCTCAGTACGCCGACCGCCTGTTCCTCTCTGCAACCACTGACGGCATAAATTACGGACGTGAGCAGATGATTGAACAGAATGAACCGTTCGTTTACGACAAACGTGTTTTGTGGAAGCGAGTAGGGCGCATCAGGAAAAATGTCGGCTTCAAATTGCGCGTTATCACGAAGTCACCTGTCACTCTGTCTGGCTGCCAGATAAGGATTGAGTAATGGCGGATTCGAATCTCAATGTGCCGGTAATCATTCAGGCTACACGGCTCGACACATCAGTCCTTCCACGCAATATCTTCTCGCAGTCGTATCTGCTGTACGTTATCGCACAGGGCACTGATGTTGGTAACGTGGCTAACAAAGCCAACGAGGCCGGACAGGGCGCTTATGATGCACAGGTCAGGAACGATGAGCAGGATGTCACCCTTGCAGACCATGAATCCAGAATTGAAGCTGCTGAAGCAACTCTCATCAATCATGAACATAGAATTGCAGCAGCGGAAAGCACTCTTGCAGAACATGAAACAAGGATTACGGATGCTGAAACAGAGCTGGCTGATCACGAGACGCGAATTGCTGCCAATGAATCTGAGTTAGCAAACCATGATGCGCGCATAACTCAGAATACAGCCGATATCGACGCACTTGATACCAGGCTCACAGCGGCAGAGGGAAGTATTTCGACGCTACAAAGCACAGTTGGTGATCACTCAACAAGAATATCTGCGCTTGAGTATGCCACCACTCGCAAGAAATCAGAGGTTGTTTACTCTGGCGTATCTGTAACCATCCCGACAGCGCCGACCAACCTTGTTAGCCTGCTGAAAACGCTCACTCCGTCATCCGGCACGTTGGCACCATTCTTCGACACCGTTAACAACAAGATGGTTGTGTTCAACGAGAACAAAACCCTGTTCTTCAAGCTGTCGATTGTCGGGACGTGGCCCAGTGGAACCGCCAACAGGTCAATGCAGCTAACCTTTTCCGGCTCTGTTCCTGACACACTGGTAAGCAGTCGCAACTCGGCGACAACGACCGATAACATCCTGTTAGCTACGTTCTTCAGCGTGGATAAAGACGGCTTTCTTGCCACAAATGGCAGCACGTTAACCATTCAGTCGAATGGTGCGGCGTTTACTGCCACAACCATCAAGATAATCGCGGAGCAGTAATGATTCAGTTCAAACCAACGCGAAACATCGACCTGATAGAAGCCGTGGGAAATCACCCCGACATTATCACCGGGAGCAACAACGGTGATGGATACGACTACAAGCCTGAATGCCGTTACTTCGAGGTGAACGTGCACGGGCAGTTCGGCGGCATTGTTTACTATCAGGAGATTCAGCCGCTGACATTCGATTGCCACGCCATGTACCTGCCAGAGGTTCGTGGATTCAGCAAGGAAATCGGGCTGGCGTTCTGGCGATACATTCTGACTAACACCACCGTTCAGTGCGTAACATCGTTCGCTGCACGCAAATTCCGCCACGGTCAGATGTACTGCGCAATGATTGGCCTTAAGCGTGTAGGAACAATCAAGAAATACTTCAAAGGCGTGGATGACGTGACTTTTTACAGCGCCACACGCGAAGAACTAATCGACTTCCTGAATCACGGGAGATAGCCATGTTATATGCATTTAAGCTGGGCAGAAAACTGCGCGGCGAGGAACCTTATTGCCCTGAAAAAGGCGGGAAAGGTGGCAGTTCTGATAAAAGCGCAAAGTATGCAGCAGAAGCTCAGAAGTATGCCGCAGACCTGCAAAATCAGCAGTTCAACACCATCATGAACAACCTGAAGCCGTTTACTCCTCTGGCTGATAAGTATGTCGGCAGCCTCGAGAACTTATCGTCTCTGGAAGGGCAAGGTCAGGCACTTAACCAGTATTACAACTCTCAGCAGTATAAAGACCTTGCAGGTCAGGCTCGCTATCAGAGTCTGGCGGCAGCGGAAGCAACAGGTGGATTGGGTTCCACCGCAACCAGTAATCAGTTAGCAGCAATCGCACCAACGCTTGGTCAGCAATGGCTATCTGGACAAATGAACAATTACAACAACCTGGCAAATATCGGTCTTGGCGCTCTTCAGGGGCAGGCAAACGCCGGGCAAACATATGCCAACAACATGAGTCAGATTTCACAGCAAAGCGCGGCGCTGGCTGCGGCAAACGCCAACCGACCGTCAGCATTGCAGCAGGGTGTTAGTGGTGCTGCATCCGGTGCGCTTTTGGGTGGTGGCATAGCCAGTGCTCTCGAGCTATCAACTCCGTGGGGTGCTGGTATTGGTGCTGGTCTTGGTCTGCTTGGTTCACTGTTTTAAGGGGTAATCAATGGCTACGTGGCAACAGGGTATTAATTCTGGTGGGTTTCTTGCTGGCATCGGTGCGCAAAATGAGAATGCGCCAAAGGCAAGCGACATTAACGCAACGCTTGGTCTGATCCGCGAAAACAATGAACTGGCTCGCTCAGGTGCAAATAACGTTGGTCTGACCGCGTTACGTGGTCTGGCTGGAGTTGCTGATATTTACAAGCAGGAACAGCAACAGAAAGCGATTAATGCGTTCAATAAGGTTCATGCTGATGCATGGGCTTCTGGTGATCCATCGGGACTATTTAAGTTTGCCCAGGAAAATCCAGCGTTTGTTGCACAGGCACAACAGGCGTTTTCTGGTCTTAATGATCAGCAACGCAACGATATGGGCGATTTAGCCATGAGGGCTAACGTCGCTCTTTCTCAGGGACCGGAAGCCTACAGTAAATTCATTACTGACAACAAGGACAGGTTAAATCGCGTTGGTGCTAATGCTGACTGGATGATTCAGACAGGTATCCAGAATCCAGAGCAGCTATCACACATGCTGACTACTATGTCTCTCGGTGCGCTTGGACCAGAAAAGGCGTTTGCTGTTCAGGATAAGATGGCTGGTCGTGAAATTGACCGAGGCAGGCTGGCAGAGACAATCCGCAGCAATCAGGCTGGCGAGGCACTTCAGGCGAGAGGGCAAAACCTTTCCTATCAGTCAGCAATGACTGGACACGGACTTGCAGCAGAAAGACTGGCACTTGATAAGCAGAAATTCGGTTTTGAAGTACAACAGGCACAAAAGAAGGCCGATGAACTTATTAATGCTGCGCCAAAACTATCCGTGAACATGGAAAAGGCTATAGAAAAATCAGCAGGTGATGCGGCAGCTAGTCGTAATGCTGCCGATTCAATGACAACGCTTGCTGACACGCTTGAGAAGGAGAAGCCAACTCCTGGTTTGTTCGGTAACGCTGAAAATATGTTCACTAAGCTTACGGGGCAAGATAACTACCTCCGAGATATGCGGATTAGATTCAACCAACTAGCCAATGCGCAGGCAACCAAGCTTCTCCCCCCCGGCCCTGCATCAGATAAGGATATTGAGTTTGCAAGGAAAGGCATTCCAAGCGAAACGGATAATCCAATGGTCATGGCTCGATGGTTAAGGGGTATGGCAAAAATGGAAAGTAATAACGCGAAGTTCAACGAGTTTAGGTCAGAGTGGATGAGTGCAAATGGCAGCCCAGGACAATCTGATCGCAACCGAAACATCATGGGGATGGATGTTAAGAAGGGTGAATCATTGAACTCTGCGGCAAAACGTTTTCTTTCCTCAAGTTATGGCGATAGCCAACCTCAACAGCAATTGTCCGATGACGAATTAATTAGCAAATATCTCGGAGGGCAGTAATGGCCTATAGTCGTGAACAGTTGATGACGGCGTTAAGGAATGCTGATGCTGCCGGCGATACTGAGGGGGCACGTCGCATTGCTCAGATGCTGTCTTCTGGTGATCAATCCACTCAAAACCAATCGCAGCCAGAAGAACAATCTCTGGTGGGAAAAGCTACTGACTGGCTCACTGGTGGTCAAAGTGCAGGGCAAATTGCAGAACAGGCTGGCCGTGGTCTGGTAAACATACCATTTGACGTATTGCAGGGTGGCGCAAGTCTGATTAATGCAATCAGCCAGGGTCTTGGTGGCCCCAAGGTTTTGGATGATGTTTATCGTCCAGTAGATCGACCAACAGACCCTTATGCGCAAGCTGGAGAAACAATTGGCGGGTATTTAGTTCCAGGAGTTGGAACGGCAGGAAGCATGGCTATTGGATCACTGGCAGAGGCCGCAAATCAGAAAGGCGATTTCGCACAAAATGCAGCCAAAAATGCCGGAGTTAACCTTGCCGCTCAGGGTGTTCTTTCCGCAGCAGCAAAGGGAATAGGGCGTGGAATAACGGCTATAAAAGGTGATATTGCGCCAGAAGTGGCGAAGAAAATTGCCACATCAGAATCGATGGGCGTGACACCAATGACATCTGATGTTATCCCGCCGAAAAATGCTTTCACTCGTGGCCTTACTCAGGATGCCGAGGGGGCTTTGCTCGGGACAGGCTCAAAGAGAGCGGAGCAATATGCAACGCGTAGTAAACTGGTAAGCAATTATTTTGACCGTTTTGGTGAGTACAACCCTGATGATGTGGTGAAATCTCTTACCACCACGTTAAGGGGGCGGAAGGATGCCGCTGGCGCTGTTATCAATGACGTCACCAATAAAATGGGTAATGCCGCAGTTGATACCACAAATACCATGAATGCTCTGAATACAGCGATCGCAAGACAGGAACGGCTTGGGACGTCTGCCAATCAAAGCCTGCTTACATCCTTGCGTAACCTACGTGAAGAATTAGCAAACCCTGCAACTGATTTGGATGTTACGTTTGATCTCTTGCGTCAGCACAGAACAGCATTTAGATCTAATGTTCAGGGAGATGCTATGGTCTTCCCCAACCAGGCAAAAGCAGCTACCAATATGGTAGAGAATGCAATGTCAAAAGACCTTCGTAACGCAGTTGCTAAAAACCTCGGTGCATCAGACGCAGCAAAATACCTTAAAGCAAATTCCGATTATGCAAACGTTTATAATAAGGTGCTTAATAAAAACATTGCCAACAAGCTCAACAAGGCAAGCAGTGAAGCCAGTCCTGAACTTATAAATACCGTTGTATTAAGCAGAAAACCATCTGACGTGAAACGAATCTGGAGCGCACTGGATGATAAAGGGAAAGATGCTATGCGTGCAGCTTACGTCAGCAAAATAGCGGAAAAGGCCGGCGACTCTCCAGCCAAGTTCATCACTGAAGTTAATAAGCTGAAATCTCAGTCAGGAGGTGAAATTTACAACACTATTTTTTCTGGAAAGCACATGAAAGAACTTGATGCTCTTAATGAAGTTCTACAGCAAACAGCAAGGTCAGACACCGCAAATGTAGTAACTCAGACGGGGCAATCGCAAGCCAACAGGATAAGGACGATTGGCGCAACTGCGACTCTTGGCGTATCAATGGGGCTTGAGGCTGGTTTCGGTGCAATGATGCGCTTGTATGAGTCCAAAGCAGCAAGGAATGCGCTCTTACGTCTGGCAAACACTAAAGCTGGAACGCCAGCCTATGAAAGAGCGCTGAATAACGCCGCAAATGCCATCAGACCAATACTTGCCAATGATGCAACTGATCGCTAAGGGTTGATGTCATGGATGTTGTTAATTGCGAATGGAATCGCGGAACTCTTTGCTTGATAGAAAAGGATCTGTTCTCCTTAACTCATCATAGTTTTTATTAAACTTTCTTGCTTCACCTGGGTATCTGTTGAACAAAACATTGCAGAAAAAAGAGAGCAATAACTCACATATGAATGCTAATACCCTGAAAAATAAAGGTATAAAAAGAAGGGAAGGTTCATTGAAGTCTCTATTCCAAACAAAATAGACAATCATCCCGACATACCAAATTGATATCCCTATACTGATGATTGTTCCAACAGAGGTAACTACGATCCCGATTAAGTCGGACAGTCTGTTTGCCAGTAACTCATTTGAGTATCTTGCAATCATATACCGCCAACATTTTGCAATATCATCCTGATCTGTAGAGTCTTCTGGAATAGCTAGGCTTCTACATATTGAAGTAGCTCTTTTTTTCTCAACTCTTTTTGAGATCCATCCATTAAAGAGATACATCAACACCTGCGTTGCTATTCCTGCACCAAGTGATATCAAAGACATCCCCAAAAATCTCCATCCTGGAGATAGTGACTGGTACTGCCAAACAAAAAAAATTAAAAAACCCAATGAGCCTATGACATAGGCTGATGTATCGCTATATATATCTATTTTTTTCATTGAGTAGCCACTCCTTAGTTTTGAGCAGAACACCGGATGATAATGTGTCGCTTCCTAAAGGATATCAAAGCAACGGGATTTCAAGGTAAACTGCGGTTGCCAAAATACTAACATCTTCATTTCTAACAAGAATATTAGGATACATTGGGTTTAGGGATACTAAGTTTGTCTCTATTTCACCAATGTAAACCTGCTTGAAGCTCAATATTTGCTCTTTATCCAATGATGCTATTACATAATCTTTGCTTTTAGCTTTTACTAGAGGGCTGAACGTGACAACTGATCCTCTGGGAAAGCTAATACCTGAACTTGTAGTCATAGCTTCACCTTCAATAGTCAATGCAAATGCAGAGTCACCAACATTGTATATTGCCGGATGAAATCTAGACGATGAATGTTCACCTGTGTTTAGGTAATGCATAACTTCATCTAGTTTGAGGATTGGTATTTGCTTTACCAGAACGTCAGGCATGACGTTTTTTGTTCCAGGCCCCTGACCTTCACCCAGAGCTAACCACTCAGCCGTAGTGCCTAATGCGTTGGCTAATGCCTGCAATACACGAAGCCGTGGTTTAGCCTCACCACCCTCGTATGCAGCTATTTGACGTTGAACAACACCAGCTAATTTTGACAACTGCGCCTGCGTCATACCCCTGGACTGTCTTGCCAGAGATACTCTTGATGGGAATTGATCGTCAAAATTCATTAGTTCACCATAAAAAATTCATTGACTCATACTGAGTGTGAGTGAATAATCAAACTACAAAAAGTGAGATTATGAGTTTTTCAAAAACAGGAGTGCATAATGACTGAAAAGATATCTTCCATCAAGCCGCGTCAGGTTCGTTTTACAGAAAAGGTTGATTCACATATCCGCGAATCAGCAAAAAGATGCCATAGGTCAATTCAGGCAGAGATAGCTTATCGAATGGAGTTATTGATGAAACTTGAGGCAAAGGGCGATGTTGTCATCCAATAAAAATAGTGAAGCCCGGCAGTGCGCGAACACAAACCGGGCCTCTATGTCAGTAACCGTATGCAAGGAAACTAACATGAATATTGTAGCAAAATCAGATTACAACTTCCACGGAGTTGAGTTGGTGCCCACCCGTGATATGCATGGTGTTTGGTTTACATCATCTAATATTGCATCTGCACTTAAATATGCAAATAGCCGTGCAGTAACAATGATTTATAACAAGTATAGCGATGAGTTTAGCGCCGGAATGACTCAGGTACTCGAAGTGAGTACCTCAGGAAATTATCGCAAAAAAGTGCGAGTTTTCTCACTACGCGGTGCCCACCTAATCGCGATGTTTGCTCGCACTCCGGTAGCCAAAGAGTTCCGCCGCTGGGTGCTGGATATTTTGGATCGGCAGGCAGAATGCTCACCGATTGCAAAACAGTTTACTGACGAAGAACTGGTTAATCTCTGCTACTTACAATTGTGGATGGAGAAGAGTCAACAAATGTGCAAACACATCTACCCAGGAATGAAGCAAATTGGTTCTGAGCTTTCAGGAAGAATTTACGATATTGCATATGAGACTCGCTATATGTCAGAAGAAACCAAGAAATCACTTCTTCGTGAAATGAAGAATCTTGATACCAACAATTTTGTCGTAAAGAACGCTCAGCCAATGCTGACAAAACTGCGCGGCGAGGAATGGATTCATTGATTGGTGCGCCGGACGGCGCAAAAAGAAAACCGCCAGTGTGCTGCTGGCGGCCTATGTCACACCCTTACTACCACATAAGGAATGCCTAATGACTTTGAAGAATGTAGCAAACATCGGATCCGTTGTCACGGATAAAACCATTGACAGCCAAAGTCTTCTGATGATGGTTAATGAAGCTCGCAAGTTATGTGGAGAGCCATCAGTACGTAACAACAAATTCATCGAGAAAATTGAGGATGAATTGGAGGGCGAGACCTACACAAAAAGTGTAGGTCGGAAAAACGGGGCTGACATTGATGTTATCTCCATGACTATCAAGCAGGCGCTTCGTGTTGCTGCTCGCGAATCTAAAGCAGTTCGCCGAACACTTGTAGACAAACTTGAAAGTATGCAAGAAGCGCACATTAAAAGCGGTAAATCGTCGAGTGGACTTGTTGAGTATCGCCAGGCTCGAACATTGAAAATGACGGTTGAAGCTGTTACCAATCTGTTAGATTTGATGCCAAATCTTGCGCCGGAAGCAAAGCAGACTGCGGCAGCAAGCATAATCAACCCGATAGTTGGTTTTAATGCAATACCTCTTCCAGCAATAGAAGAGCATTACTACTCAGCAGGGGAGGTTGCAGAGCAGCTTGGAGTAACGGCAAACAAGATTGGTCGCATTGCTAACGCAAACAACTGAATCGCCACGGGTTTAACAGACACCTCAGAGTCATTTAAGATGGCTTAAAGAGAGGTGCCCATGAGCGGTAAGCGTTATCCCGAAGAGTTTAAAACTGAAGCAGTCAAACAGGTTGTTGATCGCGGTTATTCTGTTGCCAGCGTTGCAACACGTCTCGATATCACCACCCACAGCCTTTATGCCTGGATAAAGAAGTACGGTCCGGATTCTTCCACTAATAAAGAACAGTCAGATGCTCAGGCCGAGATCCGCCGTCTCCAGAAAGAGCTGAAACGGGTTACCGACGAACGGGACATATTAAAAAAAGCCGCGGCGTACTTCGCAAAGCTGTCCGACTGAGGTACGCCTTTATCCGTGACAACTCCTGTTGCTGGCCTGTTCGCCTGCTCTGTCGGGTGCTGGATGTTCATCCCAGTGGTTTTTACGCCTGGCTTCAGCAGCCGCATTCACAACGCCATCAGGCAGACCTGAGACTGACAGGACAGATTAAACAGTTCTGGCTGGAATCGGGATGCGTCTATGGTTATCGCAAAATCCATCTGGATTTGCGTGACAGCGGGCAACAGTGCGGAGTAAACAGAGTCTGGAGACTGATGAAACGTGTCGGAATAAAGGCTCAGGTCGGATACCGAAGCCCGCGGGCACGTAAAGGCGAGGCCAGTATCGTGTCACCCAACAGGCTCCAGCGACAGTTCAATCCGGATGCTCCTGATGAGCGTTGGGTAACGGACATAACCTACATCAGGACCCACGAAGGCTGGCTGTATCTTGCCGTTGTTGTTGATCTGTTCTCACGCAAAATTATCGGCTGGTCCATGCAATCCCGGATGACAAAGGACATTGTCCTGAACGCACTGCTGATGGCTGTATGGCGGCGTAATCCCGAAAAACAGGTGCTGGTTCATTCGGATCAGGGCAGTCAGTACACAAGCCATGAGTGGCAGTCGTTCCTGAAATCACACGGCCTGGAGGGTAGCATGAGCCGTCGCGGTAACTGCCATGATAATGCGGTTGCAGAAAGTTTTTTCCAGTTGTTGAAACGTGAACGGATAAAGAAAAAGATCTACGGAACGCGGGAAGAAGCCCGCAGTGATATTTTTGATTACATCGAAATGTTTTATAACAGTAAGCGTCGGCATGGTTCTAGCGAACAGATGTCACCGACAGAATATGAAAACCAGTATTATCAACGGCTCGGAAGTGTCTAGATTATCCGTGGCGATTCAAACCTCAAAACTGAGCAGTACGGGAAGTTCTTCCTGGATAAATCGGCGCATTCCAGCAAACAGGTAGAGGCGTTCCGTTACAATTCTGAAGGCGTTAAAGCACTACAACACCTGCTACATGGCTCAAATGTGGCGTAACATTTTATAATGAAAACTAAACCCGCTTAATCGCGGGTTTTTTCTTTCCTTAGAATTTCAGCCGCAACTTCTTTTACTCGTTCCGAGATTAATGAGGCCAGCCTCTCTTCTTCATCACGATACCCGCTTACAGGTGATGGTTTGGAGAGTGATTCTTCCATCGTAGCCACAATTTCAGAATTGATAGACCTGTTATTCATTTTTGCACGCTGCTTAATCTTAGCGTGCAACTCGTGTGTAAGCCTCAAGTGGAACTGCGCCTCATCGTATTTGCTGTACATCATCAATGCCTCACCAAATGGGTGGAATGGCATCGTAACCTACTGGATAAATCAACAATCGTACCATTTCGGTATGTAACTATAGCTTACCGCAGCTCTGCTGTGGGGACTAATTGCGCCAGGAGCACATCAAATGACTGACACCAATTACCTGATCTCTATGCCGTCTACACCTTTTTCGGCGCCACGAGCATTTAAATCAGTGGCGAACGGGAAAATCTATATCGGAAACCCTGACACTGACCCGGTAAATCCTGCTAACCAAATTCCGGTATATGCCGTTAATGAGAATGGATCCGAGGTTCAGGTTTCTCAGCCAATCATCATTAACGCTGGAGGCTTCCCTGTTTATAACGGGCAGATTATGAAGTTCATCACCAAACAGAACTTCAGCATGGCGGTGTATGATGCATATGGGGCGCAGCAGTTTTACTGGATTAATGTTGCAAATATGGACCCAAACTCTGCGTATCTGGAAGCGGTTAATGATGTTCTTGCAATGCTGGGCTCAAGCGATGGCGCAAAACTGATAGGTGGAATGAGCTTTCTTACAGCGGAAATGTACTCTCATCTTGTTGAAGGGATGGACTGGAGGAAAGCAATTCAAGCTGCTATAGACCAAGCTCACCAGAACTATTTAGCCGGAAGCGGCCCAACCAATATTCTCATTGGAGGTGAATTCTCCGTTACTCTCAATCCTAATTCAACTTTGATACCTGGTGAGGTTGCTGCGGGTCGAGGTGCGCTGTGTATGCGTAGTGGTGTAACACTGATGGGCGGCGGAGCAATCACGCTTGATGGCAATTTTACTGGCTCAGCCAGCGGCGCAATCATTACAAACTGGGAAGGCGCCGCCGATAACTGCAAGATTCAGGGGATCACGCTTAACGGCAGCCGTGGCACCGCTGCCGGAACGGGGATTACCTGCATTAATATCTTGGACTCGGATAATGTCACTATTGATAACGTTAAGGCGATAGATAGCACTTCTGGAGGGATTTATTTACGCCGAGCTAACAATACGGTTTATGGCTGTTCTAACTCAAGAATTATGAACTGCTACGTTCACAACGTTGAATATATTGGCATTCAGTGTGAACGCCCCAACGGGATGACCATTACGGGATGTGCCGTAGCCTCCTGCGGTGATAATGGCATTGATATCTTTGGTAACGTAACTGACGAATCTGGACAGGGAGTTGCGGAGGATGTTGTTGTTAGTAATAACACTATCCGTGATGTAAGCGTAGGAGTGTTCATCGAATCATGCGGAAACGTGGCAATATCTTCGTGCCGTATTTCAGGATTTAGTAACTCTGGTGTTTTCTTTAACCGGATAAATACAGCTGCGTATAATTGTTCTGTAATTGGATGCACGATAACAGGGGCGGATATTACCTCCAGCCAGGGCATCCGCTGGAAGAATGCAGTTGGTTACACTCGCGTTTATAACAACACACTAAAAAACTGTATTGACTCCTTTGTGACAACTGGAGGGATGATTTACGTTGATATTGGGGTGAATAACCATGAAAGCATTGGCAGGTGTTTTCTTTACGTTCCCAAAAAATCTAACGGATGTGTCTATACAAGAATGGTTCAGCAGGTCTACAACGGAGTTCAGACAGATGGCATACCGTACAACACGACACCTCGTGGTTGGCCATCCGCAAACAACACTAGGTACTATCGCTGTTCATTCACCGCGCCGTACATGATGTATTCCGCTACGACTGGGGAAGATAACCTCATTCGGGCTACAGGCAATTTGCCATTCAACAGTGGCTGGGGGCCTGCTTACTCGCTATACAATACGATTGTTTCTGGAGAAACAGTAATAGCCATGGGGAGCTCGCTACTGTCTGCCGGTGAATACATGCTAATAAACGGTTATTATTATTTAGTTTATAGCGTCACATCATCCTATGCTGTAGTAAGGAAATGGGATGTATCCAGTCAGGACTATATTGCCGGAGACTACACATCTTATTTAAATAGCGCATACGCATATTCCATCTTCAGAGCTGCTTGGGGAACACTATGACTTACATGAAAGGTGATTACATATCGACGAACTCTCGCTATGGCGAATCGAAGGTAGGATGTTTTGCCTACATAGATGACACCGTGAAAGATGGAGATCTTTATATCAGTGCTATCGGAATTTATGATGGAGAGGGCAAGGAAAATAAAATATTCGATTTCAACGTAGTAACTCTCAGTGGAGAACCTGATGATGTGTTTTCTTTGGCTAAAGAAACATACCTGAGCAATTTCTCAATAATTGATTAATAATCACCACTAGGCTTTGATGGCAGAGCATTTAAACCAATGAACCTTCCAGTGCCGTAGCCAATACTTCAACAGATGGAATTCATTGGCTGAACGCCAACAAAGTCATATGATTCAGTAACATTTCCGGTTACTACCATTGATAGTCGCAACATCTATTGATCTTCCCTTACAGTAAAACTACTGTATATAAAAACAGTAATCATCAGAGGGAAGATCATGCACCGTCAGTCAGACATCTATCAGGCTTTCCGCGAGTCGGTATTGCGCAACTCCAAAGGCTACCAGTATCTGCATACAAAGGATTTTGTGTCAGCGCTGCTCCGGCGTGGGCTGCACTTTACCGACTCAGAGGCTAATGCGTGGATATCTAGAGAGCAGACGTACTTTGTCGACAAAACCACCGACCATAGCGAAAACCGTTTGTGGATGATGGCTAACATGGGGAGGGTTTTGTAATGGGCTTTCCTTCACCCGCAGCGGACTACGTCGAGCAGCGACTGTCCGTTAACTCGATATGCAATGTTGGTCCTAACACCCGCGTTTTCGAAAGGGATGGCGGTTATGTTGTGCTGGATATCTCCCTGAAGCCAAAGCAGGGTAGTCAGGTTCTGATCCAGCACGGCGGCGGGACTGAGCTTGCCACGTTGAGAGGGAGGGCCCTGATTACTGAAGACGGCGAAGCGATTGAAGGCGAGGCCCTGGATGATATCACTGTCGCCGGCGTGGTGACACACACCATCATCGATGTGAGAAGTGACAGCGTAGCGGTATAAGGCAGGCTTTTTAGTGGCCTGCCGCTTTTGATTACTGTGTCTTTTCGTCCAGCCAGTCCGCCCACCACTGCATCATTTCTCTGCGTTTATCGAGATACTGAGCATGGTTGTATATTCCACGCACAGATCCGCCGTTGGCATGAGCGAGTTGCACTTCGATAGTTTCGTGATGCACCAAGTGATCAAAGTAATGAAATTTAACATCCAAGCCTCCATCGATCGATACTTGCGGTAGTTGATAAGGAAAAACTATGGTACACAAAGCGTTGCACTGGATTGCAAGGCTTTGTGCTCTTCTGTGGATGTGTGGCTACATGTTTGAAGATCGTTGTGCCGAATTTGTGACATACACATGACAACATCATGCATCAACTTTCTGTTTGTGCCATCAACTATAGCTTAGTGAATGCGGTTAATGCTTGCTAAAACAGATAGTTATGATTGGTGCTACAGATTCGTAATGCGAAGGTCGTAGGTTCGACTCCTATTATCGGCACCATTTCAAACTCTTCCCAAGTCTACCGAAATCAACTAAAAGCTCGTATACTGCGGTTTCTGGCCCGTATCTTATCTCCTGTTATCAACTAGACTCAACCGAAATCAAGTCGCAGTTGGGGGCATAAGTGGGGGCATTTTGTGTTCGGTCTAGGGAGATGCCCCCAATGAAACTTAATGCGCGACAGGTAGACGCAGCTAAACCCAGAGAGAAAGCCTATAAGCTGGCAGATGGTGCTGGTTTGTATCTTGAGGTTGTTCCCTCTGGTTCCAGATACTGGCGGATGAAATATCGCTTCAATGGAAAAGAGAAGCGTATGGCCTTTGGTGTCTATCCGGCAGTGTCCCTTGCACAAGCGAGGGCACTGCGTGACGACGCCAAGAAAAAGCTTGCCGAAGGTATCGATCCATCGCTTGCCAAGAAAGAAGAAAAGCTGGTTCGAGATGTGCAGCTAAATAATACGTTTCAGGCTGTGGCACTTGAATGGCATGGAACGAAGGTGAGCCGATGGTCAGAAGGTTATGCCTCGGACATTATCGAAGCCTTTAATAAAGATATTTTTCCCTATATTGGCCAACAACCGGTGAATGAAATCAAACCGCTGGTTCTGCTTAATGTGCTGCGTCGAATTGAAAGCCGTGGCGCGACAGAGAAGGCCAAGAAGGTTCGCCAGCGTTGCAGCGAAGTCTTTCGTTACGCCATCGTAACCGGTCGTGCGGAATACAATCCTGCAGCGGATCTTACCAGCGCGATGTCAGGGCATGAATCGAAGCATTATCCCTTCCTTACTGTTGAGGAGTTACCAGACTTTTTTAAAGCTCTCGCAGGCTACACAGGAAGCCCGTTAGTTGTTCTTGCGGCACGTCTGCTGATCCTCACGGGAGTTCGCACTGGCGAACTCCGAGGTGCTTTCTGGAGTGAGTTTGATCTTGAAAAAGCGGTGTGGGAGATACCTGCCGAGCGTATGAAGATGAAACGGCCTCACCTTGTCCCCCTCTCTACCCAAGCGCTGGAAATCGTACAGCAACTCAAAGTGATGTCAGGGCAATATCCACTGGTGTTCCCGGGACGTAATGATCCCCGCAAGACGATGAGTGAAGCGAGTATTAATCAGGTTTTTAAGCGGATTGGATATACGGGGAGGGTAACGGGGCATGGTTTCCGTCACACGATGAGTACGATTTTGCATGAGGAAGGTTTCAATACAGCGTGGATTGAAACCCAGCTGGCTCACGTTGATAAAAATGCGATTCGTGGGACGTATAACCATGCGTTGTATTTGGAAGGACGTAGGGAGATGATGCAGTGGTATGCGGACTATATAAACGCTAATCATAATTCATGTATTTCTTTGCTGGTGAACGCTACAAAGTAGATTTGACGTGATGATAGGATTGATTAGGAAAATGACCTAAAACCGTATATTTTGATACTTAAGTTTAAACATTAGCCCTATATCCGATCGCCCTTTGTTACCTACACTTCTATCTTTTTTAGGTTCTAGGGCTGAAAGATTTGAAGATAAGTTTATAAATATCAATAGATTACATGATTGTGTTGGTTCTTGGGTAGCCGTAACGCCTAGGGCGGTAGCGTACTTAAGATGAGTATAAAAAATGAACAGTAACTATATGCCATTCACACAACGAGATAGTCTCGGAAGATACTATACAAAAGAATCCATAAGTGCATTATTGGTTTCTCAGATGAAAGCTGAAAAAGTCAATAATATTATTGATTTAGCTTCTGGTGAGGGGAGCTTAACCTATGCTGCTTTAGACCGATGGAAGAATGCAGAAGCATATTCTTTGGATATAGAATCTCGGATGTCAAAAAAAGTATGTGATAATCTTACTCATATTGTAACAGATGCCCTTGTTCATTCATTTCCTGAAATGCTTGCCCGACATCAAGGAAATTTTGATGTTGCAGTATGTAATCCTCCATTCACTCTCCCTGAATGGAGGGATGATTATTTTAAAATCATTAGTGAGATTGGCGCAGATAAATATATATCTGTCTCAAAATATGTCCCAGCAGAGATAATATTTATATCTCAAGTCATCAGGTTTCTTAAAAAGGGCGGTGAGGCTGGAATAATTTTACCTGATGGTATATTTACAGCAAGAAAGTTTATAGGTTTAAGACGATATTTATTGAATGAACATTCAATTACAAAAGTCATTGAATTGCCTAGGAATATCTTCAAAAGGACAGAGGCTAAAACACATATTTTAATTTTTAATAAAAAAATTATGCCTCATCATAAAATACAATTACATTGTATAACTAAAGATGGGGAATTGTCGCCTCCTGTTTTAATTAGAAAAGAAGATGCGGTTGAGAGAATGGACTACTCTTATCATTATAATAAAAATGAAGGTAAAGGGTTTAGCACAATAGGGATGCTTAAAAATATTTCAATTTTTAGAGGTAGGTTTAATTCAAAGGAAATTACGGAACATGTTTTTCATACGACAAAATTTAGTGGTGATGAAAAGTACATTAAATTCCACTGCAACTCTGTAGAAGAATTGAAGCCATCAAAATTAGATGTCATTGCTAAGCCTGGTGATATATTAATAGCAAGAGTTGGGCGAAATTTTCATAAAAAAATATTGTTTGTTGAGAGCGGCTATTCTTATATCAGTGACTGTATTTTTCTGATACGAGCCTCTGGTGGAGATAAGAAAAAACTATTTGATTTTCTTTGTTCTCAAGATGGGCAAGAGGAATTATCTCGAGCGAGTAGTGGTGTAGCCGCACAACATATTACAATGGATGCATTAAAAAAAATACATCTTGTAAGGATTAAACATGACTGATGTGGAATTAGATAGTAATTTTCTTATCGAGGAACGAGCTGATTATATTGATGAGGATACGATAAAAAATAATACTATCAGATCTGGAGAGTTTTTCGATATTATACATAATGCTCTTATATCCCCAGGCATCAAACTTATAGTTGGTCCTAGGGGATGTGGTAAAACACATTTGATGCGTTATGCTTGGGTTGAATGTAAAAACGATGATAACGCACCATTACCACTCTATGTTTCTTTTAATAAATATTTTAAGTTAGAGCCGCTTTTAAAAAATAAACCAAATGCAATTGATCTCTTTCATAAATGGGTATTAGCAAAGATACTACTCTCTGCTTATGAAATTGCTTGCGATATTGAAGATTCTGAATATCTTGATTTGTCAACGATACTCATAGCGGATAAAGAGTTCCTAATTAATTTAATCGTAAGGCTTGAGCAGGGTCTTTCGCCATCATTAGAACAAGAAAACATTGTTCAATTGATCAGTGTTTCTTCTGTCATATCCTCGTTGAGTTCACTATGTGATTGGCTTGAACGTAAAAGAGTCATTATTTTATTAGACGATGCAGCAATAAGCTTAACTCCTGAATATCTTTACGAGTTTTTTGATATTGTACGTAGTCTAAAAACCTCAAAAATAGCTTTAAAGGCATCGGTTTATCCTGGAACAACCGAATATGGCCCAAGGTTTCATGTTGCTCATGATGCTGAAACAATTGATGCTTGGATTTCGGTACAGCACCCTAATTATTCCTCAGTGATGGATGCTATAGCGCAGGCAAGGTTTCCTGGGTATGATGGCATTCCGGATGACTTGAAAGAGTTATTTAAATTCTCAGCATTTGGTATTCCACGTTCTTTTTTGATGATGTTAAGAGATTATCAAACAACTTTAAGTCAGACAACTCAGCAAAAATTTAATAAAATAATTGAAAGGTATGTTGAGCTTAGACTCAGCGAATACAGTTCACTAAAAGATAAGCTACCTCGATTGTTTGACATTGTTTCATTAGGTGAATCACTTTTATTAAAAGTAGTCGAATTACTCAAGGAAAGTAACTCCCAATATAAAGAAGAGAAACAAGTCATAATCGGTATAGAGAAAAATGATAATGTTTATTTTTCTCGACTCACTAAGCTATTAATTGAAACAGGGCTTTTTTATAATCTTCCTGATATTTCTCATGGTGATGGGCGTACTTATGAAAGATATATACCTCATTATGCTTTATTAATAAAGGAAAGAGTGTTTAACGAAGGAAGTAGAGGTTTTTCTCCTTCTCAGATTATTCAAAAAATACTAAGAAAGAATGCTAAGCATCCTGTCAGAAGAAACATTTCATCATTATTCAATGCTGAGCAACTTGCGAGACTTAAACTAACTTTACCTCCATGCAATAACTGCAAGACTCCGCGATTGACTGACAATCAAAAATTTTGCCATCATTGTGGGAATCAATTGATTGATGAGTCGGCCTATAATCAGTGCATGTCTATTCCACTGTCAAAAGTACCACATCTAACATCTTGGCAAATGCAAAAACTATCTGGGCTGGAAAAAGTAAAAACTATAGGAGATGTATTGTCTTTACAAGACCCTGGGAGTGAGTTAAGAAAAATTCACAGAATAGGACCCAAAATTGCCAATAAAATTATGGACAAAGTGTTATTACATGTTGAAGAGTTTTTGTCTTAATTTTGATGGCATGTACTTGTCAATCGTGTCTTTCTTATCTGAAAAGTTTAATTTAAAAAGAGTCGGGAAAATGGAACTAGAATCAAAAGAGGATTATGAAGAGACCACTCATCATAATGTGGCGTCCTCAGTTGTCACTGCAACCCATGATAACTTAGATGGAAGAGAGTTTTTTGAACTATGTAGTAATCCAGCTCTAGTTTTTTCGTTTGAGACACACAAAAAATTTAATGAGTTACCTGTTGATAGCAAGGAATCCCCGTTAGATCTTTTTATAGCTAATACAAAGCAACTTCACTTGTTAAGATCTGGTGATATTTCAAACACATTAAGCCATCTGTTGTTATTAGGTTATGTGTCTGCAGCCGAAAGTTATTTGCGAGCTCTTATCAGAAATCTAATTAATCATGATGAATATATACAGTCTATAGTTTCTGATAAGGCCGTTAGTTATGCAGCGGCACAACACCATAAAAAGGAGTTATTACCAGAAGCTTTACTTGAGGACTTTTCATTGGCAAGCCCTTATAATGTTTTTGAAACATTAAAGGACATTATTGGAATGAAAGGACAACGACCAATCGAAATGATGAAATGCTCAAGCGAATTCATGAAAGTTTGCGAGTTAAGGCATTGTTGTGTTCATCGATTTGGTAAGTTGGGTTCGAAAAATGCAATCCGACTAGGATTGGCTGAACATATGAAGCACTTAGAAAAACCGATAATACTCAATAATGATGATCTCGAGCAAATCGCATTTATTGTTGAGAATTTTATTAGAACTTTGAATAATACCGTTTTCAAATTTATAATTAATCGTACAGTTGAGAACAAAAATAAGGAAAAAGGAGGGGAAAGACTATATGATTCTGAATGGACATGGGTGTTTGAAAAAGATATAAGTCGATACGAAAAGTATTATTCAATATTTAGTGCCAAAAACGATACCCTTCCCGGATTATCATTACAGGATTCATATCAACTTTTTGTTAATGCATATAAGCCTAAACTTCCTGCAAGAAAAAATAAAAAAACTGAAGAAAATTAACGCCACTACTATCTGAAAATATTAGTAATTTTTACTTGAAATGGCAGGGCGTTATTTTTTTTGATTGAATATGGGTAATGTTAAATATCTAATCATTTGAAACTTCTAGCTATATTAATAAATGTAATGTGTGAATGATGATGGTGCTTGCTTTAACTATAGATTGTTATTCCATATAGAAATTAGGTAATGACTCCAACTTATTGATAGTGTTTTATGTTCAGATAATGCCCGATGACCTTGTCATGCAGCTCCACCGATTTTGAGAACGACAGTGACTTCCGTCCCAGCCTTGCCAGATGTTGTCTCAGATTCAGATTATGTCGCTCAATGCGCTGAGTGTAACGCTTGCTGATAACGTGCAGCTTTCCCTTCAGGCGTGATTCATACAGCGGCCAGCCATCCGTCATCCATACCACGACCTCAAAGGCCGACAGCAGGCTCAGAAGACGCTCCAGTGTGGCCAGAGTGCGTTCACCGAAGACGTGCGCCACAACCGTCCTCCGTATCCTGTCATACGCGTAAAACAGCCAGCGCTGACGTGATTTAGCACCGACGTAGCCCCACTGTTCGTCCATTTCAGCGCAGACAATCACATCACTGCCCGGTTGTATGCGCGAGGTTACCGACTGCGGCCTGAGTTTTTTAAGTGACGTAAAACCGTGTTGAGGCCAACGCCCATAATGCGTGCACTGGCGCGACATCCGACGCCATTCATGGCCATATCAATGATTTTCTGGTGCGTACCGGGCTGAGAGGCGGTGTAAGTGAACTGTAGTTGCCATGTTTTACGGCAATGAGAGCAGAGATAGCGCTGATGTCCGGCAGTGCTTTTGCCGTTACGCACCACGCCTTCAGTAGCGGAGCAGGAAGGACATCTGATGGAAATGGAAGCCACGCAAGCACCTTAAAATCACCATCATACACTAAATCAGTAAGTTGGCAGCATTACCCAAAATCAACAAGCTCAGTTTCATCCAGCTCAACAAATTCAAGTATTTTTTCTTTCGCATTTTTTCTTTCGCATCGGCATCGCGGTTTTGTTTTTTCAAATACGTCTGAAAATACTCACATGCTTTCGCAAAACTCATTGTGTAAATCATTGCCGCATATCGTAGTGCCTGTAACTCCATATGCGTCCCCGTTTCATCACGTTTTAATTCGATAACCAC